TCAGCCTCCGTCGGGAGGCGGTCCGTCTCCAAGTTCGGGATGGTCGTTCAGGTAAGAGACCACGTCATCGCTGAAAAACTGCCCGCGGTAGTAGCTGTGAGGGTCATTCAAGGCGACCAGCTCGTCTAGGTATCGCCGGGTGGAGTTGCGGTTGATGATGTACTGCCGTTCGATGATCAGTATTTTGTCATGGGGCTCGGCAGACACATCGATCACCCGCCCTGGAGGCGCTGCGGGCAAGGGGGTATCGCAAGGCGTTTTGTCGTTGTTGATCTCGGTCAGGCGATCAAAGTGCGCTACGGTGGCGTCAGCGCTGAGAATGTACTCCCCGCCTTCCATTACCCCCATGTACTTGAAGGTACCCAGGGGCCCCACGTGCTGAAGCATAGGGACGTGTCCTTCTTCGTGAAGCCGGCCGCGAACTAATCCACCGCTGCGAGCATCAACAATCCACCCGGCTAAAAAGGCGGAGGTGAACTCCTCAGGAGAGCGAAGGAAGTGCGTGTCCGCGTCGCCCTCTGCGCCCTCTGCGCTCTGCTGCTCAGCAGGGTCAGTCCCGCCGCCGATTGACTCGTCGCCCATCACAGTGCTCCAGCCGTTCAGATATCTCAGGATAGTCCACTAGCCGACAGAATTCGGTATCCAGACTGCCGCTGCTTTGGCGCCGGCGTCTGGGACCATTGACGGGATCCATCGCCCGTACTTCTTGGCGGTGATCGTCCAGTCTCGGTGCCCCATCTGCCTCGCCACCCACATGACGTTCTCGCCCGCGCTGAGCGCCTGAGAGGCGAAGGTGTGGCGCATCTGATACGGGTACCGGTACCGGACCCCAGCTTTGCGCAGCGCGCGCTGCCATTCGCCGGCGCGGATGCTCTGATCCGACCCCCAGCGCGCGTTCGTCCTGGGGTCATGGAAGACGAACTCGCCGGCGGTGGCGGTATGGGCGCGCTGGGCCTTCAGGGCCTCGATCGCCGGCTGCAGCAGCTGCACTTCGCGCACGCCGGACTCGGTCTTGGGGGCCTTCATCTTGCCCATGACCCATGCCCGCCGGATCTTGACCGTGCCCTTGCGCCAGTCGATGTCCGACCAGCAGAGACCGATCATTTCTGAGGTGCGCAGGCCCGTGGCGAAGTTGAACTGGCAGTAGTTGCGGACCTGGTCCTCGCGGCAGGCGGTCAGGATCGCCTGGACTTCCTCTGGCGTGAAGGGGTCGACCTCTTCACGAGCGTTGGCCTTGGCACGCCGCTTCACCCTGAAGCCGTCCAAGGGGTTGGTGGGGATCAAGTCATCGGCCACGGCCTCATCGAGCGCGCCGCGCAGCGGGCCCAGGACGTTGTTGATGCGCTTGGCCGATGTCGACTCGTCGAACGTGGCCACCAGCTCCTTCAGAGCGATACGGTCGAAGTCACGCAGCGCGATCGCGCCGCAGCGGGGCACCAGGATGTTCTCGACGATGCGCCGGTAGCCAATCAGGCTGCTGTGCTCGAGCTCAGGCTCCTTCTGTGCCAGCCACCGTGTCAGCACCTGCTCCAGGGTGTCGAGGGCCGCTGGCTTCTCCGCAACCTGCACCGCGCGCTTGCTGCCGGGGAAGTGGGTGGCATAGTCGAAGGTGCCTTTCTCGATCTCGACCTTGATCTGCCCCAGCAGATTCTCGCAGTAGCGCAGGTTCCGAGCGGTTGGGGGGAGCTTGATCCGTTCACGGCAGCGCTTGCCCCGATAGTAGAAGTCTATTGCGATGCTGCTCTGTGTAGCTGGCCTGACGCCGCCTTGCCGTGCATTACCCACTCTTCGTATCCCTCCAGGTCGATCAGGTTTCTTCCATCTGGCGCCTTGATGAACACGGCACCCTCCAGCCAGTCGCCACGCTTGATCTTCGAGTTGACCGCGTCGACCGTGTATCCGGTCAGCGCCTCGAACTGTTTGAGCGTGACGAACCGGACCGGGCGCAGATTCGCGGGGGACGCGCCCCTCGACAATCCTCGCGCTGAGGGAGCGTGGCTACTCATGGGACACCGCCTGCAGACTCCAGAGGACCGACGGGCGCTCGTCGGGGCCGTGGAAGGGCGCGCGCCGCACGCGGCCGGTCTTGGCCAGCTGGTGCAGGTAGCTGCTGACCCGGTTCGATGGCAGCTGCAGTTCGGCGGCCAGCTCGCCGGCCAGGCCCGGCCCCTCCTGCAGCAGCTGCAGGATCCGGGTGGCAGTGCCGTCGGCAATGCCTGCGTCAGCCATGGTCTACCTCGTCTGCTGCGACGTGGCCCGGGCATCCGGTGCCGGTGTAGTCGAAGCCCTCACAGGGAGCGAGCGGGATGACCTTGCGGCCACTGGCCAGGTGGGCGGCCAGCACCCGCCGGGCTTCGGCTGCAGTTACCGGCTCTCCTGGCGGATTGCGTTGAAAGAGCCCGTCCAGATCCTGGTCGGTCATGTTCGACAGTGCGCCGGCGACATCCAGGTGCACGTGGTAGCGCACGGGCAGGTGGTCATGAGTATTCATTCGGCGGGCTCCTGGTTTTCAGCGCTGCGCTCGGCAGCATTCAAGGCGGCGCGTCGCTGGGCAAAGCCGCGGCAGGCGCTGATGGCGTTGCCGTGCTCGTCGACGGCTTCGTGGCAGAGGAAGGGGCGTTCGCCCGGGGTGGAGCAGTAGTCGGCGTCTTCCGTGGTCGGGAGGCACTGATTGGCCACGGTGCCGGCGCGGAAAGCACAGCCCCCGCAGAGCGGGCCAGGGTCGATGCCGGCGGCCAGCACGATGCCGTTGAGGGCGCCCAGGATGCAGGGCATGTTCACGCGCTCGGCCTCGTGCGGCCACACGTGGCCCTGCAGCACCAGCAGGTCCTCGGCCTGCTCGCGGGCATTGCGAGCGACCTGGTTGGCCAGCCCAATGAACTCGCCGAACAGATCGACCATTGCGGCGGTGCCCATGTTCTCGGCCAGGTGCCGCAGCGCCGGCCGGCGGAGATCCATGGGGACCGCGGCGATCGCGCGAAGCTCCCTGGCCAGATCTGGGTGAATGTTGTGGTCGGTGGCGCGATCGCGCGCTGCCTGGTCAGCCATGGTCGATGACCTCCCCCTTGCGGCTCCGCCATTCGTCGCAGATGGCATGCGGCTTGGTCAGGAAGTTCCCGAAGCTGCAGCGGTCCACGATGGGGTTCAAGATCGGATCCTTCCGCAGTGGCACCTTGCGCGTAACCATGTTGCCCCTACGATTCGGCCGGGAGACAAACCGGTGAAGGGTGTGGGGCTCGCGGCGGAAATAGACGCACGTCATGCAACGCGGCGGGTCAGGGTCGAAGTTTTGAGCGGCCTTTGCCCCATGGGCGACCAGGGTCATGCGTTCAGCCATTGGTCGTATCTCCCGGGCCGAAGTAGGCTGCCAAAGCCAGGTAGATCGCCTGGCCTTGGTCGTGGGTCATGTCAATGCACAACCCGCAGCCGCTCAGCTGCAGGTCGAAAGCGACCGTGTTCTCGATGGTCAGCTGGCCTTCCTCGCCGGTGATGTCGATTGCGACCTCAGCCATGGTCCGCCTCCTGGGGCAGCAGCTTCTGCTGCTGCACGTGCTCGATCACCGTCTGCCCGTTGGAAAGCAGGATGTGCGACAGGAACGCGGCCTCGAAGGTCAGCATGCCGATCTCGATTGCCGTGACCTGGCCTTTCACCCAGTCGCGCAGGATCGAGTAGACGGCGACACCGCCGATCTTGAGCGCTTTGGCTTCGTGTTCGGCTCGAGTGGCCCGGATCCGGGGGCCGTAGGGGTGCTCGCGCAGCCACGCGGCCGCATAGCCGCGCGCGCTGGCCTTGAGCTGCACCTGCCGGCCGCGGTGCTCGAATTGGATGAACAGTTCGCCGGTCTCGTAGTCCTCGCCCGTGGCGAAGCGCTGGCACCCAAAGGAGCGAAGCATCTTCTGGATGTCATTGATCGCGTTGTTGCCGCTGGTGGCGTTCTCGTAAGGGAGGCTCATTCGCCCACCGCTTGGCCGAGAGCGTGGGCGGCCTCCGCCAGTGGCAAAGGCACAGCAATGTCGTCGGGCAATCCTGGAGGTTCAGCAGCGCCGGCAGCATCGTCATAGGCACGGATCGCGCGGGCGATCGCGTAGAGGCGCCAGAGGAAGTGGAACGTGTACTGCTGCAGGGACGATGCGTATTCCCAGGCGTCGGCTATCCGGAAGTCGCTGTAGTCCGGGTCGGTTGGCTCGAAATCCGACATGGCCCTGATCGCGTTGCTCAGAGCATCGTGATCTTCCGAGTCGTTCAGCACTTCGAGCTCGAGTTCCTGCCACAGCCGAGCCGCCCATTCAGGAGTGGACGTATCGGGATCCGCCAGCTCGTCGGGATCCACGCGTTCTTCCACGTACTCTTTGAACAGGCGGGTCACCAGGTCATGGAAGAGGCGCGCGCTGAACTCCTTCTTCTCGCCGTCGTTGGCCACGCACTTCTCGGCCCAGTAGCCGTCGTTCACGAACAGGCCACCGGCCTTCTCATGCTCCGCCGGCTTGGCGCGGAAGAACTCGAACATGTCGTGCAGGCGGCTGAAGACGGCCGTACCCATGTCGCCGGAGATCGCCAGGTGCCCGGGCCAGGTCACGATGTCGAAGCCGTAGCAGTAGGTACCAGGGCGCCGGAACTGCAGGTGGCGGTGCACGCCGTCGTCGACCACGATCCGCAGCTCATGGGTGGCCGTATCGGTGAGGAAGCGAGGGAGGACGTCACTGCGGTTCATGGGTATCTCCGGACTGTGCGGACGAGGCCTGGGCGGCCTTCAGGGCGGTTTGCCAAGCGGGTAAAGGGCTATCGTCGGCGCCGAGCAGCTGCAGCAGGCCGGGCCGATGGCCAGCTGCGATGCGGCCGCCGGCGCGCAGAACCAGCAGCACCTGTGACTTTTTCGTGAGCGGATCCTGTCGAGGTAGATGACGGACGTTGATGACCTTGCCGTCCACGATGTCCGCTACGGAGGTGACGTCAGGGCCGGTGGCCATGTCGCAGCCCTCGATTGCTACGGGGCGATCTGCGGTCATCGTCAGCGCCTCTGACCGGGCGGCAACGTGGGGAGCTGCTGGGGCTCGGCAACCGCCGCCGTCAGGTTTCCGGTTTCATGCGCCAGCCGGATTGCGTCGAGCTCGACCTTCACCGCGCCGATGTAGGTGGTGGCCACGATGGTCGAGGCCTTCGCGCGCTCGATGACCTGGCCCATCTGTTCGGCACTCAGATCGTCGTCGCCCAGGCGTTCGAGCATGGCGACCAGGTGATCGCGGACGTCACTGACCTTGTTCTTCATCTTCTTGCTCCTTGATTCGCCTCTTGAGCCGGCGCGTGATGCTGGACTTCAGGTGGACAAGTTCTTTCAGTTCCGGTGGGAACCGGTTGTGGTAGCTGTTGCGCCGCATGTTCTCGGCGAGGGTCACGGTCTCGAGGCGATCAGCAGTGATCTCGGCGGCGACCAGCGTCTTCAGGCCGGGCCGGAACACCACGATGTGTCCCTCCGGTACCGGGCCGTTTGCTGCCTCCCAGACCATCACGTGCACCGGGCGCCAGCGATTGACTGGGAACAGGGCTGGGTCGTCTGTGACCTTGCGCATCAGCACCTTCCGTTTCGGATCCACCTTCTCGGTCCCGATCGGCACGTAGTTGCGCGCTTCGCTGGCCGGCCGACCCTTTTTGAACTGCGTTTCCCGCATCCGGCCTGCATACCAGCCCGGTCGGCGCAGCCCCTTGTTCGCCGGCGTGGCGCCAGGCTTGATCCGTGACGCGATCGATCCCGGTTCCTGCGTCCCGTTCCACAGCGCGGCCATCGGCTGGGTGTGGAAGTCCTCGGCCTTCTGCAGGCCCAGCAACGCCGCCCGTCGGTACACCGCGGCCTTGGGCCGCTCGAGGACGTGGGCGATCAGAAAGGCGGGGAATCGCGGCCAGTTCAGTTGCAGCGTCTCGTCCTCGTCGGCTGTCCAGGGCCGGCGCGCGTTGGGGTGTGACTTGCGCGTCATGGGTCACGGGTTCCACCCGGAACGCCCTGGAGCGGGGGGCTGCTGCCGCGCGCGCTGCCGAATGGCTTCCTTCCGGAAGAACTCGCCGTGCTCGATCTTCTGACCGCGGATTCGGAAGCCCCAGCTGTGCGCGCGCGGCGGTAGGGTCAGCACCACCGTCCAGGTGCCTTCGGCCTGCAGGTCCTCGGCCAGCGCGATGCGATGCCAGCCCTCAGCACGGCGGAACAGCAGCTGGCCAGCGCCATACCATGTCGACGAGTACGGTTCCTCGGCGATCGCCGAGGGCACCGCGTCCGGTACCGCCGGCAGCGGCCCGTCGAAGGGGCGATGCTCGAAGTACCCACCGCGCAGGATCAGGCTGAAGAAGGACCAGGGGTGGTCGTGGAAGACGCCGCCGTGGTCGCTGCTGCGGATGTGGTGCAGGCGCAGGGCCAACCAGGGCCGGGGTTGGCCACGGTCGTCGACGCCGGCGCGACCGATACGCAGCAGCCAGAAGCGGTCCATGTACGGCGTGCCATCGGCGTTGACCAGGTGGAAGTAGGGCGTGCGGGTGCCGCGCTGGATCAGTGCAGTGGCAACGCGGTCCAGCACGCGGCGGCCCATGGTGCGCGGCGGCGTCTGCAGGTCCATGTAGCTGCCGCAGCGGCCGCACGATTCCATATCCGGCCAGTCGCGGGCGCAGCCGAAAAGGGCGCAGATGAAGGCGCGCACCCGGCTCACGGCAGCTCGCCCTTGTAGGTCGCGACCAGGCCGCCGGCAGTGGTCAAGGTGCCAGCTTCGATCTGGCGCAGGCGGCGAGCACGTTCGGCCCGGCCACCGCCGGCCGGTGCCCAGGTGGTGCGATGGCGCGCCGGCATGCGACGGACAGGGACGGCGCGCGCGGCACGCGTCGGCCGGGCCAGCAGGGTAACCATCAGGGCGGCGAGGGAAGAGCGGCCAGTGCTGAGACGATGCGGATTCATGGAGACCTCATGCGTAGGTGGTGAGGTGGAAGTGCTCGCGGACCAGGTCGTAGAGCCGGCCGACTTCGGCGATCTGCAGGGCAAAGCGGGCATCGAGCTCGGCGCGTCGGCTGTCCTCGTCGCCGTGCTGCAGCTGCTCCACCGCGCCGTCCAGGAAGCGGAGCTTTCGGACGATCAGGTCGTCACCGAGGACGAACGAGAGGTGGTCGTCCAGCACCAAGGCGAGCTTGGTGACTTGCTTGCCAGTCTCCAGGTGCAGGTCGACCTCGTCGCAGCGCAGTTCGTGGTGCTGGCAGCGGACGATTGCGCCGCCCTCGACCGGATCGCGCAGCTCGCATTCCTCGCCCAGGCTGAGGCCGTCGGGCAGGGCTTCACCGGCAACCCAACCGGTCAGAATCGCCCGCGGCGAAACCTCGGCATTCAAGGGCAGGGCGGGGAAGCTGCCGACCACGTTGCGCAGCTGGCTCATGGCGGCCTCGCCGGTCTTGCGGCTGCTGGTGTCGACGAACACAACGCCTCGCTGGTGGTCCAGGTACAGATCCGTGCGGGAGGGGCGGACGAAGGCACGAGGCAGCAGCTCGTGCAGCAGGTCGTCCTTGATGCGCTTTCGTTCGCGGCCGCCGGGGCGGCGCCCGTCGCGTTCCTCGATCTCCAGCAACTTGAGCTCGAGCAGGTTGCTCACCACGGCGGGCGGCAGGATCTTCTCTTCGGCGCCGATGGCCATCCACATGCAGCGGCCGATCTCGTGGGACAGCAGCTCCTTCTCTTCGCGGCCGAATGGCGAAATGAAGCCGGCGGTGCACATTTCCAGCGGGCCGACCGGCTTCAGGGCGCGCGCCTGCAGGCCGTCCTGCCAGTCGAACATCTGCAGCTGCGGATAGGTGAACATCGTGAGGTTGCGGAAGAACATCAGGTGTCTCCGGTCTGTTCAGAGGTGACGCTGCTGCCTTCGGGCAGCTCGGAAAGCCCCAGGGTGTAGAGCGCGTCGTCGATCGCGGCCTGCTCGGCTTCTGCGATGACGCTGTGCGGTCCAGCCACGCCCGGGATGTGGACGTGGAAGAGCCTCATGGTCGGCAGGCCTCGGCGATGCGCTGGAACTTGCGCGCCCAGGTGGCCAGGTCCGGCTTCATCCCCGCGCTCCACGCGGTCTGGAAGATCGTGCCGAAGCGGATCCGCAGCGCGCGCCACTGGTCCGGCGGAGCAACCGCGACCGCGCGCTGGTAGCGCTCCACGCGCGCTGCGGGGGTGATAGCCGGCGGCATGCGGTCCAGGTCGTGCTGCAGGATGGCGTCGACGCCATGGCCCAACAGATGGAGGTCGGCGGTCATTGGGCGCCCGGCTTTGCGGCCCGCGGCCGCTGCTGCCTGACTTCGCTCAACGTGCGCCCGCAGAACTCGCACGCTCCCTTTCCCCAGGCACCGCCGTCCCAGCGGTGGCGCGAGCCGACCGGTTCGCCTGTCTTGGGGTTCTTCCCGCGGAAAACACGGCAGCTGATTACGGTTGGCCTGCTCATGACATGGCCCTCCCGTGCACCACCCAGAACAGCTCGACCAACGCCCGCGGTACTGAGGGCATTGCCCGCGTCTCATAGAACGCGGCTTCGATGATCTGTTCGAAGGTGCGGCCATCTGGCGCGCGCGCTGCTTCGCCGTCGACCTTCAGCAGGTTCGTGAGGTATTTCTTGCTGTTCGGTCCCAGGTTCTCGACCAGGTCGTCGAGGTCGATCTCGGCGTCGACCGTCATGTTCACGATGGTCATGACAGCACCGCACGGGATCCAAAGCCTACCGCCACGCCCAGCAGGAAGCCGGCCGTGCCGGCAATGGCCAGCACCCGCCGGAACAGGACCGCGGTGGCCTCGGCGATGATCTCTTCCGCCCTCATGCGGCACCGCCTTTGCCACGCGCGAGGGCGCGTTGGCAGCGAGGGCAGGTCACAGGAAGCGTTTCGCAGGCGGTCCAGCCCACGGAACGGCGGCCTGGCGCCGCCCCGCATAGCGCCTTGCCGGTGGCTTCGACATACCCGCCATGGCGCCGCACCTGCGCGGAAGGGATCGCGTGCAGGTTGGTGCCCTGTCCCCGCTCGAGGCCGTTTGCACAGCGGCCGGCCAGCTTCGCCGCCAGCACTTCGCCGGCGGCGTTCATGCGGCACTGCCTTGGGACATGACGAAGCGGTAGCCGCGCAGGCGGATGGTCTCGATGGCGTGCTTGTGGCCAGCGGCAGCGAGCTTGCGGCGCACGCGCGACACCAGCACCTGCAGGACGTTGGACTCCCGCGAGGGTGGCTTACTGCCCGGGTACATCGCCGCATGCAGCGTGTCGATCTCCACCAGGCGATCGGGCGCCCCGACCAGGACCTGCATCACCACAGCCTCGGTGCGGCTGAGCTTGATGCTGCTGCCGGCGATCAGCAGGCGCTGCCCCATGATGACGGGCGCGGTATGGCTGGCAGCCTCGCCGCAGCTGCTGCAGAGATCTTTGTCGATCCAGGAGCAGCCGCCGCGGCAGGCCTGCAGCTCGGTGCAGCCGCAGATGCGGCAGCGGCGTTCGGTGAAGGCCATCAGTGCACCTCCACGAAAGCCAGGTCATAGATGACGCACCGCGCCCGGGCCACCACAGGGGAGGTGGCTTCCGTCGACAGGGGGACGACGGTATTGGCCCGGGCGCAGGCGTCGGGGGAAACGGAATAGGTACCGGCGACAACCGCGTCGACGGCGTCGAGCGCGAGCTGCCAGCGATAGGGGGAAAAGTCCTTGGCCAGCGCAGCAGAGACGCCGGCGGCACAGTCCGGCACGCGGCCGGCATCGTTGAAGCCGTTGAGCACTGCCTGCGCGATGGTGGTGCGCAGGCCCCAGTCGTTCTCGTTGGCCAGGGTGTAGACCTCCAGCGCCGCGCAGATGCGCGGACTGGTGATCACCAGCGCAGCTGGTGCCCGGACGGCCTGGCCGGGTTCGTCTGTGGAAGGGGACGAAGTGGAGAAGGTGGCGCCAATGCCGGTGGCAGTGGCGATGCCAAGTGCCAGGTACAGCGACGAAGACAGTGCAGACATGTGCTCAACCATCCGTGCTTGGGATGTTGAGCACTCTAGTGCTTAATTATTCATTGTCAAGCACTTTAATGCCTACGGCAGCGGAGGCGGCATTGCGCGTGGCCACATTCCGCGCTCAATCAGGGCTGCTCGTGCAGACTGAAGCAGTTGATCTGGGTCGTGCGCAGGCGATGACTCCCACGCCTCTTCAGCGATACGCATCAACTCGAAGCAGATCTCTCGTCGGGTGAAATCGAGCGCCATTTCCCGGTTCTGTGGTGAATCCCAAAAGCGCGCGACGGCCTGCCGCCAAGCGCCTTCACTCGCGCCCATCGTCGGGGGGACATTGGCGTTTCCGCCGAGCCAGTTTCCAAAGAGGGTGGGCTGCCAATCTGCTGCCCGAGTAGCAAACCACTCTGCTACGACCGCTTCCTGGGTCGATAGCATGACCTTGGCATGGATGCGGCGTTCGTCTCCGAAGCGGCTCCGTAGAGTTCCATTGCCTGGAGCCCCGGGAATCCAGTCCCAGGACGTCCCTTGTTCAATGAACTTGGCGCAGTCGCGCGCGATCTCCATGACCTGGTAGCACACCGGATTCTTGTCTACTCGGACCACAATCGTTCCAGTCCGTTCATACACGGACCGGCAGTAGCACTGTGTCCCGAGAAGCCCCATGAGTTAGCCGGCTGTACGTAGCCGCGCGTCAGCGGCACCAGTTGAACGATTCATTGCGGACATTAGGCGTTCCACAGTTTCGCGGTCGCCAGGCTCCAGCTGCAGAAAGGTTCCCAGCAAGCTGGATGCAGACTCCAGGAGGACCGGATCTGCCGGGAAGTCGGGTAGCAGGAGCGCCCACGGCGCTATCGAATACGCGCCCGCAATTGCATCAATGGTACGGACTGTCGGGTTCTTGAAATGGCCTCGGCCGTAGGTCATCAGGTCGCCGATCGCGCGCTGCGAGACTCCCGCGCGTTGAGCAAGCGAGGCTTGGGAATCCCCCCGCGCTTGCATGAACCGGCGAACGTTGTCCGCAATCGTGACCACAGTGTCTGCTTTTGCCATCCGTTCAGCGTAAGCACCGGGACGGGCATTTCGGTGCTTGCCGGATAAGCATTCTAGTGCTACAAAGTCGGACATGGACGCCGATACCCTCTTGCATCAAACCGTGGTGCGCCTGCGTGCGCATGAAGGGAAGTACGCCGAGATCGCCCGGCAGAACCCGGACATCGGCTATTCGTGGCTGACGAAGCTGGCGCACGGGCAGATCACGAACCCGACGATCGCCAGCCTGCAGCAGCTGATCGAGGCGCTGAACGCCTTCGAAGGCCTGGAGCGGGGCGGCCTGGCCGAAGTGGCGGCGCCGGCGGATCCGGTTATGGAACTGCGCGCCGAACCGAGCGGCGACGTGGACGCCGGCCGCATCGTCCCGCTGGAGACAGCCTGATGGCCGACCCGATCTCAGATCAGCAGGTCACGGCTTACTCGGCGCATCTGGGCCGCCGGGCCGGGATACTGCTTCCGCCTGATCAATCGACTGCGAAAAGGCACCCAGGGCGTTCACGAAGCCTTCCTGAAAGTCCTTGCTGCGGAAAACATTCTTGGGCTCGGAGTCATCGATCCATTCCGGTTTTGATTGGTGCCATATGTCGCGTAGCACGTCTGGTCTGGGGTGCGAAGCGATGATCGCCTCGATCGCACACTTGTGGGCATCCAGTGCCCCGAGCATCAACATCAGCAGGCGCTCCTGTGCGCGGCTGTCCTTCATGTCTGCCTCCGGTAGTAGTTGGGTTGGGTCGCACCCCCAATCCTACCGGTCGGCAGACGCTATCCCTGCGCTCGGCCTGGAGACAGCCTGATGGCTCGTCGACACCTCAGCAATCCTCGCGAAGGGGAGGGCCAAGGCCACGGGCGTGAGATCCGTGAGCTGCGCGCGCTGCGCAACAAGGTCAGGGACCTGCAGCGCCAGGTCGATGACCTCAGCGCTTGGCGCGTCCAGCAGCACGAAGATTCCATGCGTACCGAGACACAGGTGCCGCCGGCGGCAGCCGGCTTCTGGGCGCGCGTCGCGGCGCTGTTTCCCCGGGGGGCGCAATGAACAGCGGGCATCAAAAGCGCGGTCTGGCAAACCCTCTGCCAGCCACTACGCCGACTGTCATGACCGCGGCGCTGAAGCGCATCGGAGCGCTGGAGCGCCGAGTGCGCGCGCTGGAGCAGCGGCAGCCGGCTTCTAGCGTTCCTGCTCAGAACCAGCGCGCTGCTGTTCCAACAGCCGCTCCGCTTCCCGATCCTCCGCCAGCTGCTGTCGGCTCTGCTGCGCCTTCAGGATCTGACGTTCGATCTCCAGCAACCGAAGCACGGTCGCAGCGGCCACTCCGGCTGGGGCTTCGGGCCCGGTTTTGCCGCGCAGTGTTTGGATGGCGGCGCGAACTACCTCAAGCAGCATCTCTGTGTCGGGATGACTGCCAATGACGGCCAGCGTGAACCAGCTGTTCGCCTGCTTTTCAGCCTCCAACGCGGCGATTCGTTCGTCGTATTGGGCGAATCGGGCTTCCAGTTCGGATGGGGTCATGAGGAACGTCAATTGCTGGGGGAGCGCCGATTCTGCCAGCCGACCAGCACAGATGCGTACCCAGCACCTAAGGAGCGCTGAATGACTGACGAATCTGAAAAGCCTAGCTCCCCCGTTGGCATAGATCACCCGGCCGCCGTTGGGCGACCGGGCTTCAGCTTCACTGGGGAGATTGAGCCTTGCGCGCCAGAACGTTCTTCCGGTTCTCGATCGTCTGTTGAAGCGCGACAAACGTCTGGTCGAACGCGGCGGCAGCCTGCGCTGACGATGCTGGTGCTGCGGTGCCTGCGAACTCTTGCCGCACGGATACGAGGGCTTTCGCGGCCAGATCCAGGTCGGGGAGGGCAGCAATAAGCCCGTGCAAAGCGACGTTGGTCGCGATGGCGGTACCGCTTGCGATTTCCAGGTCAGTGCGAAGCGCCTTGATCTGGATCTGACATCCCGCAATCAGGCCGCGCAGTTCCTGTTCCAAGAACGTGTTCATGGGTCTCTCCGGTAGGTGGGTTGGTTGGTTCGCACCCCCATTCTGCCAGCCGGAGGACCCGCCCCTACTACCGAGGACTCCCATGCCCTGGATCGATGAAACCTGGCTGCAGGACGCGCTGGCGGCCTTGAAGGCCACGTGCGATGTCGACGCACACACCCGCAACGCGATGATTCAGTTCCTGCTGGACAACGGCTTCTGGGATCAGGAGAAGCTGAAGGACTGGACAAGCGCTGTTGCCAAGTTCAACAGCTGCCTCAACCCGAACAAGGCCGAGTTCTTCAAGATCGGCGAGCTGTGGGCGCTGATGCGCCGCTTCGGCCGCCACCAGCTCTTCCTGGCCATGGCCGCGGATCTTGGCTATGAGGTCCGCCCGATCCCCACCGAGCATCGCCGGCAGGAGCTGCTGCAGCAGCTGGTCGACGTCCAGGCGCAGTGTGCAGCCGCCGTGGAGCGCGCCGCCGGCCAGCTGGAACGCCTCAACACTCCCGCGCCGGAGCCGCGCCCAGGTGCCATCCATGGACAGGGTCGCGCGCAGTTCAGCACCAGCCCGAGCGATTGGAGCGCGCCCACCAGGGGCAACGCTGTCCAAAGCGTGGGCTGCCCGTAACGGGATAGGCCTGCGCAATGAGCAACAAAATCACGGAGCTCTGCTGGAAGCTGCAGATGCCGCCACCCGCAAAGGCGTTGCTGATGGCGCTGGCGTGGCACGCGGACGACTTCGGCATGGCCTATCCGGGATTCACCACGTTGATCCAGAAGACCTGCCTGAGCAAGACCGCGCTGCTCAGCGCGATCGCGTGGCTGGAAGACAACCAGGTGCTGACCATCCGCCGCGGCGGCAGTGATGCCGGCGGCACCAAGTACAGCAACCGGTACAGCCTCAACCTTGGCCGCCTGGACCCAGAGGTGTTCGCGTCGAAGCCACGGCGTGCATCCAAACCGGTTTGCCAGACGGACCGGTCCGAGAACGGCGAAGGTGTTGACCGGTCCGGCACGCAGACCGGTACGAATGCCGAACCGGTACGCGATACGGACGGGTTGGAAGAGACTGAAGGCTCCGACCGGTACGCGGGAAGTACCGGTGCGCAAGAACGACCGGTACGTCTCGCGAACTCGACCGGTACGTCTGGCGGACCTGACCGGTCCGTCTCGCGTACTCAACCGGTCCGCGAGACGGACCCTAAAGGTCATGAAAGGTCAGTAAAGGTCATTGAACCGTCAAACGCGCAGGCGCGCGACGACGACGCGGTGGTGCCGCAGCTCAGCGACGACGAGGTCAAGCGCGAGCTGATGGGCATCCCCCGATTGCCGCCGGGTCTGGACCCGCAAGTCCTGGCCAGGTTCGTGCGGCACCGCCGCGTGCTGGGGAAGCCGATGACGATCAGCAGCTGGCTAGAACTGCAGCCGCGCTTCCGCCAGCTCACGGCCGACGGCCACGACCTCAACCGCTCCCTGCGCCAGACGATGGCTGCAGGCCTAGCACTGCCCGTAACACCGAAACCCGAGGGGACCGACCATGCCAACAATTCAGGCTCTGCTGCCGAACGAGTCCGACGTCGCGCAGAGGCAGACGAGCTCCGTGACGCCGCTGCAGAGGCAGACGCCGCCGCCGGCACAGCAGGCGCCCTTGACGGCCCGGGCTACGCGCACGCTGTGGGTGCGCATGGCTGAGATCTACGGCTATCGATGGACCAGCGCCTACGGCGAGGATCCCAGCGGCGGCGCTGCCGCGACCTGGGCGAAAGGGCTTGCCGGTCTCACCGGGGAGCAGCTGGCCGCGGGCCTGGGCTCGAGCATCGCCTCGGCCGACCCGTGGCCACCGACCCTGCCGGAGTTCCGGCTGCGCTGCCTGGGTGTGCCGAGCTTCGCCGCTGTCCGCAACGACACCGGCCGCCGGGACGGCTTCACGCGCCTTGTGTGGCAGTACCTGGACGGCCATCGCTACCGCACATCGAGTGCCGACAAGAGCGATCGCCTGTTGCGGGAGGCCTACGACCAGGCGCGCGAATACGTGATGCGCGGCGGGAAGCTACCGGAAGAGCCGGTGGCGGTCCTGGGCCAGGCCGCTGTGGCCACGCTGGTACCGGCCAGCCCTGAAGCACTCCGCCGTGCTGAGCGCGAGATCGCGGAGATCTTCGGCAAGGGATCTGCAGAGCCAGGCAACGACGACCACCCGCCGGCGACGGGCAAGATGGCAGCAGCAGGGCTGGATCGATGATCGACCAGGAGCAACTGCGCAGCTACCACCGGTTGCAGGTGCTGTATGCCCTGCAGGAGGCTAGCGAACCGATGACGGCCTCCGAAGTGCACGAAGGCATGACGACCTTGGCGCTGGCCATGGGCCACCCTCGGGAATGCGCGGCGATCACCCCAGCTGCTGTGGCCGGGATTCTGCGCGGCATGCTCGGCGAGCAACTGGTCACCCAAGGTGGCGACAGGACAAATCGTCGTTACGGGCGTGCCGAGCCGACCTGGTCGATCGCTGCTGGCCAGGCGAGGGTCCTGCAGCCGTCGGCCCCGGGCAGGAGCACGGCCGCGATGGCTGCCGCGTCACCGATGGCGGGGCAGGGTGCCCAGCTCCGCCAGATCACCATTGATCAGCGCCTGGCATTCCTGCAGGCCGAGTGCGCCGCGCTGCTGGCTGACGTGACAAAGGAACATGCGGCGTTCGAGCTCCGGGTTCGAAATCAGCTGGAGGCGTTCGAAGCGCGCGCTGCACGGTTGCTCGGTCTGCCGCAGGACGGTGGCCAATGAGCAACCGTGGGCTCCGCTACAACCGCATCGAGGACATGCCGCAGGGCATGCAGCAGCTGGTGCACAAGGCTGGCCAGGCTGCGCCTGCGCGTGGGCCAGCCGAGCACCAGGTGCGCGCAACGATGGAGAAGCGGCCGAAGTACGGCAATGTGGTCACCACGGTGGACGGGATCCGCTTCGACTCGAAGCGCGAGGCCCGCTACTACGAGCAGCTGAAACTGCGCCAGCAGGCCGGCGAGGTGCACTTCTGGCTGCGCCAGGTACCGATCCACCTGCCCGGCGGCACCAGGTACGTCCTGGACTTCCTGGTGTTCCTGCGCGACGGGCATGTCGACTTCGTGGACGTGAAGGGCCGGGAGACGAAGGAATTCCGCATCAAGAAGCGCGAAGTGGAGCACCACTACCCGATCAAGGTGTTGCTGGCATGAGCGGCTGGAGATCCAGTGGCCGCGTAGGCGGTACCGGCGTCGACCTCAGTGCGGTGGCCACCACCGACCTGCTGCGGGAGATCGAACGGCGCTGCTCAGCTGGTAGACCCTCGAAGGCCCAGCCGCCGGCACAGGATCGGCCGTTCCCGACAAAGGCGCTCTGGGCCGAAGACAAGGTGAACCAGGCACGTGCGCGGCTTGCCGAGCTCCGCGCGCTGCCGGCGCCGGCGAGCGAGGCTGAGCGCGCCGCCCGTTCCGCCCAGGACGCTCAACTGGTCGCCGACGTCGTCAAGTACGACGGCATGGCCAAGGCATTCGCGAGGAAGGGTCAATGAAACCTGCAGAGCTCAAGGCGCGGTTCCCGACGGAGGCTGCGCTGTGCACGTGCCTGATCGAGTGCCTGACCGCGGCCGGCGGCTGGGAGATATACCCTGAGACGGCCGGCTTCGACATCCTCGCTGTCTGGAAGGCCACCGGGCACCAGCTCGGCATTGAGGCGAAGCTGCAGCTCAACGCCAAGGTGGCCGATCAGATCCTGCCGGCGCACTGGAGCAACAGCGACCAGCGGGGCCCGGACTTCAGGGCGGTGCTGGTGCCCTGCACGACGGAAGCGAACTACGGCATCGCACGGATGCTCGATGCGCTGGGTGTGCAGGTCCTGGTGCCGGACAGCTGCACCGGCCGGTGGAAGACGGAGCCCGGGCAGCAGATCCAGCGCGAGGTGCATCGACATGGCCTGCACCAGGCCGCCCCATGGGACCGGGCATCCGGCGATCTCCGCGAGTGGGGGCCCACGGCATGGTTCGACTGGAACCCCACCAAGCGCTGTGAGCTGCCTGAGTTTGTGCCGAAGGTGGCCGCAGGTGTACCGGCGCCGCTGCAGTTGACGCCCTGGAAGGTCGGCGCGCTGAAGGTGCTGGCAGATCTTGAACTCGATGGCTTCACGACGGCGAAGGGTGTCCGGGCCCATGGCGTGGATCCGCGCCGCTTCTGTGCGACCGACGGATGGCTGAAGCAACTGGGCGGCGGGAAATGGGCCCGCGGAACTCTCCCTGCTTTCGAGGACCAGCACCCCGAGGCCTATGCCCAGGTGCTGGCCCAGGCGCGCGCCGCGCGCGCTGCAGCGGATCCCAAGAAGACCCTGGAACAGACGCCATGAACGAGACTGCAGTCGGTACCACCGCGCTCGCTGCCGCGCGCGAGCTCGAAGTGGCGTTCCTCAAGGGGAAGAAGATCCCGTCCTGCGCCAACTGCAACGGCAAGGCGAGGGTGTGCTGGCCTGGCCGGGAGTCGCAGCTCGTACAGTTCCAGTGCCGGCACTGCGGGCCGCAGGGAGCCATCTTCGATAGCAGCGCGCCAGTCCGGTGTGGCCGCTGTGGTACCGCCCCGACTGGCCTGTTCCCGCGTGGCGCACAGATCCAGTGCTGCAGCTGCGGGGCATCCTCAGCCGTGTTCGTTGGCCAGGATCCTGCCGGTGCCCTGGCGGCGGCGCTGGATGCCTGGTGCCGCCGTGCACCGGTTCTTCCGTCGGCGGCGGACGACAGTGCAGGCCAGCGGCGCCGCGGCGCAGCCCCAGATGGATTCGATGACGAGGGCAAGGGAGATGTCCTGGAGCTGCTGTCGCGCCTGCTGGTTGGCGGGAGCTACCGCATGCCAGTGGAGGGGCGCAGTACCTTGGCGCCGCTGGGCAGCAGCGACATCGCCGGCGCGGTCGGCTACATGCGCAACCCGCTGGAGAAGCACACCGCGCTGGCTGTAGCGATGCGGATGGGCCCCGCTTCGATCGCAAGGCTCTCCCTCGCTGCCTATCGGCAGGTGGCCAAGGACGTGCGCGCAATGCGCCCGCGGCCGCTGGATCTCGGCAAGCCGGCAGATCGGTGGCGCCTTCGCCTGGTGATCTACGACGCAGCCCACGAACTGGTGTGGCCGGAGCGGCGCCAGCCGTTCGCTGGCCTTGCCAAGTCGGCCAAGATGCGCAAGGGCAACTACATCAAGGCCCACAAGTGCGCCAGCGCTGTGCTGCAGGAAGCGCTTCACGGTGGGCGGAAGGGGTTTCGGAAGGCCCTATGGTTCGGGCAGTCCGTGCGTGACCGTGCGGAAGAGTGCGATGCAACGGGCCGGGCTTGATACCGGCTTCCCTATTCGCCTTGCTCCAAGGGACCATTTCCGCTGGCAGGGTGTCCATCCACGCCGCCGCTGCATCGCGCTTCGATTGCAGCGCCAAGAACTTCGATCGCCAGGAGGCTTAGTGCTTCAAGGTGAGGGCTTCCGACGCGGCCATCTGCAAATCGACTAAATAGCCAGATAGGGCGCCAGTCACACCGATCAGCTCCACTTCGCGACTTCTGATTTCCTCTTCTGTAACTGCAATGCGTTTCTCCAGGAGCTGAAGTTCATTGTTGATGCGGTTCTTCGGGAGCGCTGACATGAAGGCGGTTGCGTCCCACTGTGTCCTGAGCAAATCCCTCTTTTCGACGATGGCAGCCTTTATCTGATGGCGTGCGCGGAGCGCATCACTCAGCAGTCTGGCTTTCTCACTGACTGACTTGCCAAACAAATAGCCAAATTCCTTCGCCAATGCTGGCAGCGCGGCCAGGTCCGCGTCCGTGAGGTCTTCGAGATAGGTCTTCTCGCCCAAGGCCTCCAGCGCCTTCATCAGGGCTAGACGTCGGTCAAAGAGGTCCGCCTTCAATTTGTTGCGGGCTGTCCGCCATTGTTGCCAGGCGACGTAGGCGACCATCCCCGCCAGTGCGAGCTGGCCTGCTGCAGTAACCAGCTTGATCTGCAGATCCGTCATTCCGAGCACGGTCTCAACCATTGCGACACCCTCCCTGTATTGGCCGGAATTATCACATTTGTTAAGGTTTGTTAGGGGGCGCATCCCGTGCCTTCAAGGACGAAGCTGCTTCGGCTGCAAGGGGGACTTATGGGGTGTTGGGCGTTGGAGATTGATTGGCCAGTAATTACGGCAGGGTTCGGTGCAGTTGCCCAAGGAGCAGGAACGCTCGTGCTGGCTTGGGCCGGGTGGGCCGGCCTGTCGACTTGGCGGAACCAACTGAAAGGAACACGTAGGCAATCTTTGGCCGAAGAGACGCTGAGTTTGGTGTACCGAGTTCGAGATGCGGTCGAACACATTCGGCAGCCTTGGGCTTTCACTGGAGAAATGAACAAGGTCGAGCGCGTAGCGGATGAACCTGACTGGGCCTTTGAGGGTCGGAAGCAATATGGCGTTGTCGAGATCCGATATCAGGCGCACGCGGACTCGGTTGCTCAGCTCGAAGCAATTCGCTACAGGGTCAGCGCAGTCTTCGGAAATGAGCCTGCGGAAGCGGTCGAAGGGGTTCTAGCTGTACTACGTCGAGTGCGCAACGAGGCAATCAATGCTGTTGGGCACAAGCGGATTCTCCAGCAACAATCCTTCGTCGGTAATCCATACCCCCCGGGGCAGAGTCCCCCAGCCTATGAGAACGCGCTTGCATTCTTGAGGGGAGCAGAGTCTTGGATCTGGGCTGGTGAAGAGGGCAGTGATCCTGCTGCAAAGGCGCTTGCAACAGCCGTCGCGCGTGCTGAGGCCGAACTGAAGGACTTCGCCAGTATGAAGCTCTAGCGTTCAGTTAGCTGACCTCACTCGTTCCTCATGAGGAAGATTTCTTCCTCATGAGGAACCGCAGTTGCCTCGGGAACCGAAAGCAGGTTTGAATTCCTACAGTGGGCGTTCTTATGGGCGCCTCAATTCAAGGGCCGTTGATTGACCAGGACGTGGGAGTCCACTGGTTGATCAGCGGCCTTCTTGTTTGCGGGGTAGAGCAGTCCGGCAGCTCGCGTGGCTCATAACCACGAGGTCGGTGGTTCGAATCCACCTCCCGCTACCAAACGGCCGGTAGTCATGGCCACCACTCAAGCCAGCACATGGGCCGTCGTGAGACGCGCCGCTGGTGTCCGCGCGACCTTGCAACCGCGGTAGTGGTGGGCCATGCCGGCCTCCTTCCATTGGGGGAACCGCGGTGAGCATCAAAGAGCAGATCACAACGGACCTGGCGGTCGCAGGTTCGAAGATCGGGGCGGCCGTGAGCGTAACCGCTGCGACGTACTCGCCGGGCTACACCCTGAGCGACTGGGCCCTGATCGGCACGATCATCTTCACCATCGTCCAGACGTTCACCGTCATGGTGAAGAACTGGGGTGACTGGTCGGCCTGGTGGACCGCGCGCATGGGTACCGCAAGGCGATTCTGGGCGTGGATCCGCCGCCGTGGCTGACACCAAGCTCAGCACCAAGCAACGCGTCGGCTTCGCCGCCGCGCCGCTGGCGCTGATCGGAGCGCTCGTCGCTGCCCTGGGCACGAACGACTCGGCGCACGAAGGTCGCCGCTATACGCCGTACTACGACTCTGCCGGCATCCTGACTGTCTGCGCCGGCATCACGGGACCGGCGGTAGTGAAGGGCAAGCGGTACACCGACGAAGAGTGCACCAGGCTGGAGACGGCCTACGTGCGCACCATGCTCGGCCACATGGGGCAGTGCGTTCGCGGCGAGTTCGAGTTCCATGAGATCAAGGCCTGGGGCCACTTCGCGTACAACATCGGCACCCCGGCCTTCTGCGCCAGCACCGCGGCGAAGCGGCTCAACGCCGGCGAGCGCCAGGCTGCATGCACCGAGATGTGGAAGTGGCGGTACGTCACGATCGGCGGCGCAAAGCGTGACTGCGCGCTGCCGCAGTGGAGATCGAAGTGCGGCGGCATCATCGATCGTCGGCAGTGGGAAATGGCCACCTGCCAAGGCCGCCTGCAGTGATCACCAGGTCGGCGATCAGTGCCTGGTGGGCTGCCTGGAAGTGGGTTGCCATCCTGGCCGGCTTGCTGAGCCTGTCGCTCTGGGTCAACGTCAGGCAGTACGGCGATCGCCGTGAGGCTGTAGCTGCAGCCCGGGCCGCCGCCCTCGAAGACACGCTGAAGGTGACGGCGGGGATCGCGCGCCAGGCTCAGACCGACAGCGCCGAGCTGCTGCAGCGGCTTGAGGCGATCGCTGCACGCGGCGAGCGAACCAGAACCATCTACCGAGCAGCAGCTGCAGCGCAGCCGCTGCCAGCTAATTGCGCCCCGGGTCAGGCCCGGGTCAACGCCATCAACCAGGCCCTCGGGCCGACCAGCAGGACCGCGAAGTGACCCAGAAGCCCTCGATCGGACGGATCGTCCACTACACCCTGAGCGACACCGACGCGCTGCGCATCAATGCGCGCCGCACCGATGGCCCGGCGATTCAGGAGCGCCTGCTCGACAACACCTGGCCGGTGGGTGCCCAGGCGCACGTCGGCAACAGGGCCGCTGCCGGCGACGTGGTGCCCGCCCTGGTCGTGGCGGTCCAGCCGAACGGCCAGGTCAACGCCCAGGTGTTCCTGGACGGCAATGACGTGCTGTGGGTCACCAGCCGCGACGAGGCCAGCGAAGAATCTGGCAGCCACCCCGGCCGCTGGCACTGGCCGCGGCGCTGACGCCATGAGCCTGCGCCAGGCTCTCCCGATCGCGGCACTGGTGCTGCTGGCCGGCTGCACGCAGCACCTGCAGCGTATGCCGGCCCAATGCGACGCGATGTGCTTCCGCCCGTGCGTCGATGCCGGCGAAGACACCGGCGTGCGTGTAACGGCCGATCCTGCTACCGCGGACGCCTGGGACAACATCGGCGGAGACGTGGTCGGCCAGCTGGCCGACAAGCTCCGCACCTGCGACGTGCGACGGAAGGCCTGCGAACAGTGCCTGCGCCGGCTCGACGCCAAGAACGTAATCCAGCTTTGAGCGCCATCCCGGCGCCATAGGAGAGCAACATGCAGAACCAGCAGGCCGGCACAACCCCACTGGCGGGTCCGCAGACCCCCCTCGAATCGGCCGTGAAGGACCTGGCGTGCACGCAGGTGGACCTGCAGCTCGCTGTCGAGCAGCTGGCGCGGCGTCTTGCGCCAGTGCTGGCGGCAAGCAAGCCGGACGCGGCACCGTCGACGGGCCGGGCACTCGGTGCCTCGCCGTTGCTCGAAGACCTCTTCCAGCGGCGGGACGCTGCGGCGGCCACCCTGGACATCATCAACGAGCTGCACGCTCAGCTGACCCTGTGAGCCGGACGCCCGCCAGCTTCAGCCTCACGGTCGTGCGCGGCGCGACGTGGGAGGACGACTTCACCTACACCAACCCGGATGGGAGCCCGTTCGACCTGACCGGCTACCAGGCGCGGATGCAGGTGCGGACGCTGGCGGGCCAGTTCGGGCTGACCGAGGCCGACACCCTGGTCATGGAGCTCAGTACCGCGGACGGTTCGCTGGTCATCGCCGATCCGTTGGACGGGATGGTCTCGATCACCGTGCCAGCGGTGGCCACCGAGGTGCTGAACCCGGCGAACGCACGCAAGGTGAAGCACTGCTACAGCCTGGAGCTGTTCAAACCGGCAGGCGCGGATCCGGAGTACGTGATCCCGCTGGTGGCCGGCAAGGTCACTGTCCAGGGCGAGACGACACGCTGATGCCTGTGATTCGAGCCAGCGAGGGCGCGGCCCGCGTGATCGTGGTCGAGCGCCGCGGTGCCGTCGCCATCCGCGATCCCCGAACGCCGATCGTCGCGACCGCCCGGCCGACTCAGGTCGAGGCAATCCAGGCAGACACGCGGACGGTCGAGGTTGCAGCGCGCGGCGCGCAGGGCCCGGCGGGTCCGGCCGGTCGAGACGGTACCTCGCCAGAAGCGACGTACCCGGTCGGTGAGCCGATCCATGGTCACCGCGTGGTCCGCCTGGAAAGCGGCAAGGCCTATCACCCGGACACGGCGGTGCTGGAACACGCGCAGGCCTGCATCGGCATCGCACTGCAGTCGGCCAACACCGGCGAGGTCGCGGTGCGCCTGGCCGGCACGATCGAGGAAGCCAGCTGGACCTGGCGCGACGGCGCGGTGTGGTGCGGCGCCGACGGCGCGCTCACGCAAGCCCCAGGCACCACCGGCTGGTTGTTGTGCGTTGGCCGCGCGCTCAACGCCACCACCCTGATGATCGACTTCGACTCACCCATTGCGCGGATCTGAACCCATGGCCGACAAGACCCTGCAGCTCAAGAACAACATCACCACCGAGGTCGAAGGCGTCACCGCGTCAACTGGTGCCGCCGATGCCGGCAAGATCGCGGCCCTGGGCCCGGATGGCCGCTTCGACGACTCACTGCTGCCGGCTGGCATTGGCGCCGACACCAAGATCTACCCGGCCAGCGAGGTGCTGGCCGCCGGCGACTACGTGAACATCTGGGACGACGCCGGCACGGCTAAGGTGCGCAAGGCCGATGCCAGCGCTGCGAACGCAGGCAAGCGCGCCCATGGTTTCGTGCGCGCCGGCGTCGGCACCATCGGCAGCGACGCGACCGTGTACTTCGAAGGGCCGAACAGCTCGCTTTCCGGTCTGTCGCCCGGGGCGACCTACGTGCTGAGCCACACCACACCGGGTGGTGTTGTGCCGCTGGCATCGGGCACCACCACCGCCGGCCACATCCTGCAGATCCTGGGCGTGGCCACCGACGTGGGCGAGATCAACGCCGAGATCGGCAACCCGGTGGTCAGGGCCTGATATGGCAGCGCGCCGTCCGCTTGTGCTGGATGCGAGCAATCGGACCAGGGAGCTGCCGGTCGACGACATGTTGATCGGCGTTCCGCTGCAGGTCGCGGTCGGGCTCCGGGCTGGTGGGGCGTTCAACGTCGCCCTGACCTCGACCTACGCAATGACCATCGGGCTGCGCACGGGCGGCACGTTCAACGTACAAGCGACGGCCTAATGGCGCTCCGGACCCCGTTGATCCTCAACCAGTCGTCGGCTCGTATTGAAGAGTTGGCGGTGGCCGATTCGATCCCCGGCGCCCTGATCGACGGACTGTTTGGTCGAAATATCATCATCAATGGCGACTTTCGATTCTGGCAGCGCGGCCAGTCATTCGATGCCATTGCTTACGCCACCTACACGGCGGATCGGTTCCTCCCAGTTATGGTAAATGACACGGTCACCGTGAACCGCGCAGAGCACCCGCCGGGCGACGTGCCAAACGTGTTCAACTCGCGCTATTTCATGCGTTGCGGTATCGGGCAGGTGGCTGGCAACAATAGCCTTGCAACGCTTCAGTACCGCGTCGAAAACGGGCATCGGCTTCTCTCCGGCAAGACCATCACCGTCAGTATGCTGGTGCGCGCGTCGTCGGCGACCAAACTCGGCATGGAGATTGAAATCACTTATGGAACCGGCGGCTCCCCATCTCCGTCCATTTACGGGAATAGCCAGCTTGTCACAGGCATCACTGGCGGCTGGCAGCTGATTACTCGCACTTTCACTATTGCCAGCTCCGAAGGTAAAACTTTTGGGACTTCGACTGATGGCTATCTGTCGTTGATCCTGTGGATGGACGCTGGAAGTGATTGGAACTCCCGCAGTGCCGGGGTAGGTCGTCAAACGGGCGAGTTTCAGTTCTCCAACATCCAGATCGAGTCTGGAAATGGTGCTACACCTTTTGAGCAACGACCTGATTCGCTGGAACTTTTGCTGTGCCAGCAGTATTACGAGAAGAGCTACAACCTTTCTGTAGTTCCTGGGACGGCAACCAACGAAGGACGCCGATCTGTTTCGCTAGGAGCAGCTCCTTCTAGTTTCACCTTTATCGGGCAGGCTTTCGCCGTCCGTAAGCGCGGTATTCCATCCATAACGGTTTATCCTGCCCCGGGCCCAGGACCTAGCGGCGCCGGGAACGTTGCACAAGACGACGGCTCGCTCCGCCCGGTTACGGTGCAGAATATCGGTTCGAGCGGATTCGAGATGACGTGGAGTAATAGTCCAGGACGCTACGGAGGCTGGTTCCACTGGGTGGCAGACGCGGAGATTTGACATGTACCGGCTGACCAAAGACCCCGATATACTGCTTTGCATCGAAACCGGCGCTTTTATCCCGCGCGACCATTACCTGTGGCCGACCAAGTGGCTGGAATCGAACACGCCGTTGCCGGTCCCGCCGCCCTACGAGCTGCATTCGCCCGAGCACTACCGCGTTATTCGCGCTGCTGCCTGGGACTGGATGGCAGCGGAGGTGCATGAGCGCGGTTACGACAGCATCGAGACGTGCGTTGGCTACTACAACAGCAGCGTGGATCGGTACCGCCTTGAAGCGCGCGCGATGGTGGCGTGGCGCGATGCCGTGAATCAGGCGCTGGAGGCCTTGGTCAAGGCCCCGCCGGCCGGTGTCGAGACGTGGGAGCAGGTTCTGGTGCTGCTGCCGCAACCCTCCCAGTTCAACTGGCCGTCAAGAGTCGAATTCCCGCTCGGGGTAGGTGACGGCCCCGCAGTGCAACTTTGATCCAATCTGAGAGGAACCCAGCCAGTGGCCGGAAAGATTGACCCGGCGACGGGGCTGCAGGACCAGCAACGGCGCTTCGCGGACGAGTACCTGGTCGATTTCAATGGCACCGCGGCCTACATGCGCGCCGGCTACAAGGCCACCGGTGCCGCGGCCAGCGCCGCCGCCGCGAGGCTGCTGGCCAACCCCAAGGTGCAGGCCTACCTGGCCAGCAGGAAGGAAGAGCTGCTGCTGTCGCAGCGGGTCGATCAGGAAGCGGTGCTTGCCCGGCTGGCCTTCATGGCGCTGGGTGACATCCGCACCCTGTTCGATCAGCACGGCAACCTGAAGCCGATGAGCGAGCTCACGGCGGAAGAGGCCAGCCTGGTCCAGGGTGTGGAGGTGTTCGAAGAGTGGGAGGGGCGGGGAGACGAGCGGCGCGCCGTCGGCCTGACCAAGAAGATCAAGCTGGTCAGCCGCCTCGATGCGGTCAAGACCTTGGGTACGCACTTCGGCATGTTCGCAAAGAAGGTCGAGCACACCGGCAAGAACGGTGGTCCGATCGAGAGCCAGACGCGGATCCTGGGCGACGTGATGGACCTCATCGACGGGTCCGACACCGGCCCCGGGCCGGCGACCTCGCGGAGCAAGTAAGCCGTGGAGGAACTGAGCGACCAGGATGCCAGCCGAATCATCGAGAAGCTGGGTGATCGGTGGTGGCGGCTGAACAACCTGTACTACATCACCGACAAGTTCGGTCGACGGGTGCAGTTCAAGCTGAATGAGGTGCAGGCCGATCTCGACGACAACCTGCACACGTTGAACCTGGCGCTGAAGTCGCGCCAGCATGGCATCACGACTTGGGCCTGCATCCGCGCCCTGGACATGGCGCTGTTCAAGAAGAACACCAAGGCCGGCGTGGTGGCCCACACCGCCGGCGACGCCGCGAAGTTCTTCCGCAGCAAGGTGCTGTACGCCTACGACAACCTGCCGGACTGGCTGAAGAAGATCCGGCCGGCAGTCCGGCGCGACATGCGCGACGGCGTCCTGGAGCTGGCCAATGGCTCCAGCATTGAGGTCTCGGTGTCCCACCGCGGCGGCACGCTGACGTTCCTGCATATCTCCGAGTACGGCCCGATGTGCGCCATGTACCCGGAGCGCGCAGGGGAGGTGGCCTCCGGCGCGCTGAATGCGATCGCCTCCGGCAACATCGTGGTGATCGAGTCGACCGCCTATGGCGCCGCCGGCGACTTCTACGAGCGCTGCCAGACGGCGATCGAGCTGGACCGGCAGATCCGCGCCGGCACCGCCAAGCTGACGGCGATGGATTACCGCTTCCACTTCTATCCGTGGTTCCGGGATCCGATCAACGAGCTCGACCCGGACGGCGTCACCTTGACCGCCGAGGACGAGGCCTACTTCGCCAAGGTCGAGGCGGAGATGAACTACACGCTGCGGCCCGAGCAGAAGGCCTGGTACGTTAAGAAGGCGGCCGAGCAGCGCGACAAGATGAAGCGGGAACACCCCAGCACGCCGGAAGAGGCATTCCAGGCGAGCACGGAAGGTGCCTACTACGGCAAGGAAATGGCCGCCGCCGACAGCAGCGGGCGGATTACCGATCTACCGATCAACCCGCAGGTGCCCATCCACACGTTCTGGGACATCGGGCGCAGCGACGCGACGAGCATCTGGTTCATGCAGGAGAACGGCCCTTGGCTGGACTTCGTCGACTTCTACGAGAACTCCGGCTTCGGCGTGGCGCACTACGCCAAGGTGCTGAAGGAGCGCGGCTACCTGTACGGCAAGCACCACTGGCCGCACGACGGTGCCAATGAGGACTGGTCCGCCAACGAGAACAGGGTGCAGGTGGCCGGCAAGCTGGGGATCAAGCCGATTGTTGTGGTGCCCCGGATCAACGACATCACCGAGGGCATCGACATGGTGCGCAACATGCTGCCGCGCTGCCGGTTCGACAGGGTCCGGTGCGGCCCACCCAAGGCAGGCGAGGGCCGCGGAGGGCTGGAAGCCCTGCGGCGGTACACCAAGGTCTGGAACGAGAAGACCGAAACGTATTCCGACCTCCCATTCCACAACTGGGCCAGCAATCCTGCCGACGCGTTCCGGCAGGCGGCCCAGGGCTATGTCAGCAGCAGCGGCCGTCGCGTCGGCGAGTCGCGCGGCACGGCCAACGACAACTGGAGAACTGCATGAGCGTTTCCCCCCGCGAGCGGAACCAACCCACCACGGTCGAGCTGGTCGACCTGCTGTCGATGCTGGTGGCCGCCGCTGATGAAGGGCAACTGGTAAGCGTCGCTTTCATGTTGCGGTCGCCGGAGGGCGACACGATGGTGGACTATCGCGGCAGCCAAGAGCTGAGCGAGCTCACCGCTCGCACTGTCCTGCAGCGCATTGCCCAGGACGTCGCCGGCACCCATCCGGCGATCGCCGCGCAGATCACCTCCGACCTGGCCAGGAAGGCGAACTGACGTGGAAGACCGTGACGTCGAGCAGCTGGCCATCCACCTGCAGCAGGCCCGCGCCTACGCGCGGTACCTGCCAGGGGGCGAGAACCACGGCAGCCTGGTCGAGGACCACGTCCTGTCGCCGGACCAGGCCGCCGCGGCGGTAGTGGAAGAGCTGGACGCAGCCCTGGAGCTGCTGGGAGCAGAAGCATGAGCGCCGAGGTCGAGCTCGCCCCTGATGGCTTCGTATGGTGTGGCAAGAAGGGGGACCTCACCCTCTACCTGACCCACATCGTGCGCGATGGTGACGACGACGCGGCCCTGTATATCCGGAACGAAAACCGCCGCGTCGAGGGTGTGAACCCCGTGACCGGGATGATCGCCTATGGCAGCCCGGCCTACGTGGTTCCGTTCCGGGACTTCTGGATCTTCCGCCCGGAGGACAGGGATCGGGGCCGGCACCACCACATCGGCGACATGGTCGCTCGCCTGCAGAACGCCTCGGTCGCGCTCTATGGCCTGGACGTGCCGGCCTACCGCCACCGCATCCACGACGCCATCCTCGAATTCTGCGAGGACGTGAAGAACCTGCGGCCGCCGGCGGAGCAGACTCGGGAGCAGTGGCTCGGTGAGATGGCCCGTATGGGGATCCAGATCAAGATCAACGGGCAGAAGGTGAACTGATGCAGACGATCGAGAACTTGCGCAGCGAGCCGGCCTACGACCCCGGTGCTGCAGACGTGGCCACCGCGGCGCCGCCGGACGTGGCGGCCCATCCGCTCGACAGCCTGGAGAATCGGCGCCTCCACGCGAAGGTACTGGACTACTGGTACACGGCCCTCGATGCGTTCTACGACAACCGCATCGAGCAGATGCTCGACTACGACTTCTATGACCACATCCAGTGGTCGGAGGAAGACCGCGCTGTCCTGGCGGCCCGGCACCAGGCGCCGCTGACCTACAACAAGATCAAGATGGCCATCGACTGGGTCATCGGCACGGAGCGACGCACCCGCATCGATGGCGTGGTGCACCCCCGCGCCGAGGACGACGTCGATATTGCCGCGGTGAAGTCGGAGCTGATGAAGTACCTCAGCGACACCAACCGCGTGCCCTGGGCGCGTAGCCAGGCCTTCAAGGACGCCGCGATCGCCGGGTGCGGCTGGACCGAGGAATCGATCCGGACCGACCGCGCGGACGAGCCGGTGATGGTGGGCCACATTCCCTGGCGGCAGATGCGTCGGGATCCAGTCAGCCGGGCGCTGGATCTGAGCGACTGTCGTTTCCTGCTGCGCGAGAAGTTCGCGGACCTGGACTACGCCGAGGCAATGTTCCCGGACCGCATTGAACTGGTGAACCGGGCAGCTCAGGACCACTACGACGGCGACAATGGCGCGTTCGACGAAGAGCTTGATCTGCCGCAGGTCTTCCGCCGCTACGACAGCCGCGGTCATACCGTGACCGGCCGGCGCATCACTGGCAGGGCCTCGCTGGATAGCCGGTGTCGCCTGCGGGTCCGTCTGATCGAGTGCTGGTTCAAACGCCCGGTCGCGCACAAGCGGCTGTGGGGCGGCGAGTTCCGGGGCGATCGCTTCGACCCGAACAACCCCGAGCACCAGGCAGCGTTGGCAGCGATGAAGAGCCAGGCCGCGCCGGTCTACTCTCTGTCCGATGCGGTTGTCGAGGAAATGTGGTGTGCGATCTTCACCGAAGGGGGCCTACTGCAGCTCAAACGCAGCCCGTTCCGGCACGGTCGCTTCCCCTACACCCCGTACTGGTGCTACCGCCGCAACCGCGATGGCATGGAGTACGGCTTGGTCCGCGGCGTGCGCGACTCGCAGGAAGACCTGAACAAGCGCATGAGCAAGCTTCTCTGGGCGCTGAGCACGAATCAGCTGTTCTATGAGGAAGGCGCCATCGACGAGGACCGCATCGAGGAAGTGAAGCGCGAAATCGCCAAGCCCAACGGCGTGATCCCGCTGAAGAACAATGGACTGGACAGGATCAAGGTCGAGCGCAACCTCGATGTGGCCGAGGCTCAGATCAAGCTGCTGGAACTGGATGCGGCGCATATCCACGACGGCTCCGGTGTGAACCGGGAACTGCTGGGCCGTGAGACCAACGCGGCCAGTGGCCGGGCGATCCTGGCCAAGCAGCAGGAAGGTGCCGTGAGCACCGCGGAGCTGTTCGACAACTACCGTCTGGGCATCCAGCTCAGCGGCGAAAAGCAGCTGTCCCTCACCGAGCAATACATGACTGAGGAACGGCAGTTCCGGATCGTCGGGGAGCGCAAGGGGCTGGACTGGCGGGTGATCAACCAGCTGCGCCTGGACACGCTCAACAACGTCTGGGTGGTGGACAACGACATCAGTCGCAACCAGGCCGACTTCATCGTCGACCAGCAGGACTTCCGCGAATCCATGCGCCAGGCCTTCGCCGAGCAGTTCTTCGACATGCTGGGCAAGCTGCCACCGGAGATGTCCATCCAGCTGCTGGACTTGGCCTTCGACATGATCGATATGCCGGGCAAGGACGAGGTGGTGCAGCGCATCCGCAAGATCACCGGCCAGTCGGACAACGACCAGGACGTCGACAGCCCCGAGGCGCAGGCGCGTCAGCAGCAGGAAGCCCAGGACCGCGAGGTGGCCCTGCGCGAGCGCATGGCCAAAGTCGGACTGGACGAGGCCAAGCGCGAAGAGATCATGGCGAAGGCCAAGGCTTTGCAGATCAAGACCAAGGGTGACGCGCTCAACGTTGCCGAACTGATCGAGATCCTGCTCCCCCTCGCTCCGGCGGCCGACCGCCTCCTGAGCACCCAACAGACCCCCGAGGAAACCGCTCATGCAGCAGCCTGACAACGCGGGCCAGCAGTCGCTGGCCGCGAACGAACTGGAAATGACCGAGGGCGAGCGTGCGGCGCTGGCCAGTGCTGACGGTGCCGCCGGCGGCGATGCCCCCGCGGCAACCGCCACCACCGATGCGCCGGCCACCGCCACCGCGAGCGCCACGCCGGTGGCCGAAGGCTCAGCTGCCCCAGCACCGCCCGCTGCAGCGGGCGGTGCGGCTCAGCCTGATGCCGCGGCCACTGCTGCTGCGGCAGTCGCTGCGGAAGTGGCGACCCCTGCAGCGCCGGCTGCGCCCGAGCCGCCGCCGGCCACGCCGTTCGTGCCGACCTATGCCGCCGACGAACGTGACTATGGCAAGGAGATCGGCGAGATCAACGGCAAGCTCCAGGCGCTGAAGGAGAAGTACAAGGCCGGGGACGTCGAGGATGAGGTGTATGAGCAGCAGTACGAGGAACTGCGCGACGAGCGCAGCCGCGTCGAGCGCGCCCAGGACATCGCCGCCCTGCAGCAGCAACTCAGTCAGCAGAACGCCGACCAGTCCTGGGCGTACCTGCAGCGCCAGTTCCTGTCCCGCCCGGAGAATGCCGCGATCGCCGCAAGCCCGATCCGCTTCGCCGCGTGGGAGCAGGCGATGCAGTCGGTGGTCAACGATGCCGCAGCTTCTGGCCGCCAGCTCACCGACTGGGACATCCTAGCCGGTGCGCGCGATCTGCTGGTGACCGAGGGTCTGCTGCAGGCTTCCGCTGCAGCGACCGCCCCACCTGTGGCGCAGGCGCCGGCAAAGCCTGATCGCAGCGCGCCGCTGGCCGATGTGCCGGCCACGCTGAGCACTGTGCCCGCGGCGGCTGACCCGACCTCCCGATCGACCGCGGACGCTGCGGCTGGAATGGACAACATCGAGGACATCGAGTCGTTCCTGGCCGGGAAGTCGGAGAGCGAGCGTGATCGCATCCTGCGTGATGTGCCGGGCTCCTTCGTGGCGGACAACTGAGCCCCATGCCCAAGCTGCACACCACCCTGGAGCCTGGCGACGTGGTCCTGATCCCATCGGGGTCAGGCGCGTCGATCACCTTCACCGAGAAGAGCGGTAAGCGCTCGCGCGTGATCATCGAATCCAACACCCCGGTGACCATCACCCGAGCCGGTGAGCAGCAACCTACTGGCGGCGCGCTGCAGCGCGTGGCGCGCCGGCCAACGCCCACTACGGGCTGAACATCCTCAAAACCTGCGCAGTAGTGCGGGTCAACGACAGAGGCGCAGAAGTGCCGTGATCTCCCTGGAGAAGCAACATGGCACAGACGATCGTGGGTCTGAACGACCCCAAGGCCCGGAAGCTGTGGTCTGCGGACCTCATGGTTTCGGTATCCAAACAGTCCTACTGGACGCGCAAGATGATGGGCAAGGGGTCGGAGACCTCGATGCCGGTCATGCTGCAGACCGACCTGGAACAGGAAGCGGGCGACACCATCAGCTACGACCTGTCCGTGCAGCTGTCCGGTGGCGTCATCGAAGGCGACCAGAAGGCCGAGGGCAAGGGCGAGAAGCTCGACTTCTTCACCGACAAGGTCTTCATCGACCAGGCCCGTAAGCCGGTCAGCTGCGGTGGCCGTATGAGCCGCAAGCGCACCGTCCACGACCTGCGCAAGGTCGGCCGCAACCGCCTGACCGAATTCTGGGCGCGCTTCTACGACGAGCTCTTCTTCATGTACGGCTCGGGCGCCCGCGGCATCAACGAGGACTACAACGTCCCGCTGAACTACGCCGGTCGCGCAGGCAACCCGTTCGAGACGCCGGACAGCTCGCACATCCTGTTCGGCGACGGCGCCAGCAAGGCATCGCTGACCGCGGCCGGCAAGATGAGCCGTGTCCTGATCGAGCGCGCCAACACCAAGGCCGCTTCGCAGGGCGGCGGTTCGACCCAGGTGGCGGAGATCCAGCCGATCACCATTGCCGGCGGCGAGCACTTCGTCACCGTCATGCACCCGTTCCAGGCGCATGACCTGAAGACCTCCACGGATCCGGGCAACTGGCTGGACATCCAGAAGGCGGCCGCGGCTGCTGAAGGTGCCAGCAACCCGATCTTCAAGGACAACCTGGGCATGATCGGCAACACGATCCTGCACAAGCACAAGTCCGTGGTGCGCTTCGGGGACTACGGCGCCGGTGGCAACGTTGCAGCGGCTCGCGCGCTCTACCTGGGCCGTCAGGCTCTGGTGCTGGCCTTCGGTTCGCCGGGCAACGGCCTGCGCTTCGACTGGTCCGAGGTTCCGCTCGACCACGGCAACGACATCGAGATCTGCGCCGGCGCCATCTTCGGCATCAAGAAGACGCGCTTCAACGGCAAGGACTTCGGCACGATCGCCCTGGATACCGCCGCGGCCGATCCGAACCCGCAGTAAGCCTCACACCAAGAGCCCCGGCATGCCGGGGCTCTTGCGTTCAGAACCCACATCCTTCGCAGGAGAAATCCATGTCCACGAAACTCGCAATTGGCCGCAACAGCGGCGCATCGTCGCCGGCCGCCGGCCTGCTGGTGGTCAACGACTACAGCTGGCCGGTTGAAGCCGGTGCGGATGGCGATCTGGTGTTGATCGGCGAGCTGCCGGCCAACCACAAGCTGCACAGCCAGGGCTCGGGCCTGTTCGCCAAGCTGGACGCCGGCGGCAAGCTGGCCGCGCAGAACGTCACCGTGTTCATCCCCGACGCGATCGACGGCGCCTCTGCGGCCGGCAATACCGTCATTGCGCCGACCGCAGTGGTTGCCGATACCGCGGCCTTCGTCCCGATGTCCCTGCACCTGATCGCCGAGGCCCTGGGCTCCAAGCCGGTGAACCGCCCGGTCTACGTGAAGCTCAATACCGCCCCCGGTGCTCAGCAGGGCGAGCTGATCCTGCGCCTGGCTGCCTTCCCGGCCTGAGCCCCCAACCGTAGCGGGGCTGCGGCTGCAGCCCCGCCTACCAGGAGCATCCCATGCTGATTGCATGCAAGTTCAAGCGCCCGAAGGCGCCCGTTGAGCTGGACGGCAACGTGTACTTCTTCGTGCCGATCGATCCCGCCAATGCCGATTCGGAGCACGTCGCCGACGTCGAGAACTCCGACCACATCCAGCGGTTGCTGGGCATCCCGGAGGCCTACTACATCGCCAGGGCCCAGAGCCTGCAGACCGCCACCAAGCCGGTACCGCCGGTCGCCCCCGTTGCAGAGCAGGATTCGCCGCCGCCGCCGGCTGGCAGCAGCACCGGTGCCGATGCCGACGCCGGCGGATCGGACACCACGACCGGCACCGACGCCGGCAGCAACGAACCGCCGGCCGGCGCCAACGTGGCCGCCACTCTGCCGCCGGAGATCGTTGAGGCCGCGGCCCAACTGAACGGCCTGAGCTGGCAGAAGCTGAAGGCCGAGTTGGCCAAGGGCGGCATCGCCAAGGTGGTGATCAAGGCCGCCCTCGACCTGGAACTGGCCAAGCCGGAACCCGACCAGCGCGGCACCACCCTGAAGGTGCTGAGCCAGGCGCTCGAGGAAGCCTGACGTGGAGGCGCGCACCCTCAGCCAGTTGATCGCGGAATGCCGGGAAGAGCTCGACGACGACGTGGCTCCCTACCTGTGGAGTGACGCCGTGCTGACCCGGCACCTCAACGAAGCTGTGGAAGAGGCGTGCATTCGGGCGCGGCTACTCGTGGAGAGCGGCCGCCCCGATATTTGCCACATCAACCTGGAGCCGGGCCGAGCCGATTACCCGCTTCATCCGACCGTGTACGTGGTCCGGCGCGCTGTGCTGGCCAGCAACCTGTCCGACCCGCTCTGCAGGACCACCAGCGCCGCCCTGGACGGACGGCACCACCACTGGCGCACCGAGGCAGGGCGCCCCGAGTACCTGGTGCGCGATCGACAGGCGCGCGAGGTGTCGGTGAGCCCGGTGCCTGCGGAAGTCGATGTCCTGCAGCTCACGCTCTGGCGCGTGCCGGAGGCCGCCGAGGCGATGGAAGACAGCGAGGACGAGCCGGTAATCGATGCCATCCACCACCGGAAGCTGGTGCACTGGGCCTGCTGGCGAGCCCTGAACAAGCGCGATTCGGAGCAGCGCAGCACCGCGGACGCCGACCGACACCTCGCATTGTTCGAGAGCTACTTCGGCGAGCGGCCCACCGCGCGCGCGCTGCAGCAGCTATCGATCGACCCCGCCACCGGCACCCAACCCATGTGGTTCTGACATGCCCGTTCGCGATGACGACCTCCGCCCAGCAGGCCCCTGGCCACTGGGCATCAACAACGTGGCCGGAGAAGGGGCGCTGCCGACCGATGAGAACGGGATCCCGCGCGCGCTGCGTGAGGCGGACAACGTCGACCTGGACGCCGCCGGTCGGCCGCAGCGCCGGCGCGGGCATCAGCGTTTCCGGCCCGGCGCGCTCACCCATTCGCTGTGGAGCCATGAGCACCTGCAGTACGGGCTCTTCGTCGATGGCGGTCAGCTTCATGCCCTGCATGAGGATGAACGTGTGGAAACGCTGGGCATCGACGTCGGCCTGGACCCGCTGAGCTACACGCTGATTGGCGATCGCGTCTTCTACAGCAACAGCAGTTCCTGCGGTGTGCTCGACATTGACCTGCAGGTGCATTCCTGGTCGCCTGAGCACCCAGCGGGCCAGCCGGTACTTTCACCGTCCGCAGCAAGTGCGCTGGCGCCTGGGCAGTACCAGGTCGCGGTGACGTTCATGGATCGGCTCGGCCGTGAGTCGGGTAGCACGCTGGCCGCGGTGATCGACATTGCCGAGGGCGGTGGGTTCGAGCTGAGCGACATTCCGCTGCCAGTGGCGCCGGACACGGCTTCGGTCGCGGTGTACGTCTCCGGGCCGAACGACCAGGTGCTGCGGCAGTACGTCATCCTGCCGGCCGGCACCCGCTCGGCGCCGGTGCTGTCTGCCGGCGAGGGCAGGGCGCTGACCACTCAGTTCCTTCGCCCGCTGCCGCCGGGCCACATCGTGCGTGGTGCGCACGGCCGGCAGTTCGTAGCCAGTCGCCAGGAGGTGCTGTGGTCGGAGCCGCTGCGATACGGCATGTTCCGGCCGTCGACCAACCGCATGCGCTTCAACGCACCGATCGACCTGATGGAACCCATCGGCGACGGACTGCAGGATGGCGCCGGCCTCTACGTCGCTGCCGGCGCGCGGACCTACTGGTACGCAGGCGCCGACCCGAAGGACTTCAGCCAGGCAGTGGCGCGCGGTAGCGGCGCGGTGCCTGGCTCGGCCATGGTCGTCAATGGCGACGTGGTTGGGCTGCAGTCGGCGGCGCCGGTGCTGGTCTGGCTCGCCCGCGACGGCTACTTCTGCATTGGACTGCCGGGCGGCCAGGTGCAGGTGCTGAAGAAGGGCGAGGCAGTCGTCGACGATGCCGATCATGCAGCGCTGCTGCTGCGCCAGCAGGACGGACTGAGCCAGTTCGTGGCCGCTCTGCGGGCACCCAAGGGCCAGGCGCTGGCCGTCACCGACCGGGCAGTCGCCCACGTCATCCACCGAGACCCCTGAGCCATGGCTGTTTTGGCCAAGCCAGACGACGTGAAGCGTCGGCTGGAGATCTGCCGTGCGTGTCCGAACGCCGAACGGCTCGGACGCCGCCTTTTCCTGCGCTGCAGCCTCTGCAGCTGTCCCCTGGCAAGCAAGACCCGATTCCAAGGGGCTTCCTGCCCCGCGGGCAAATGGTAACCACCGAAGGAGCAAACCGATGAAAATCATGAAGGCCCTGCAGAACCTGGGCACGGTGGGGCGCGACGCCATTCGCGCAATCCGCCGGCACAAGTACGAGCTGTCCGAGGCGGGCATCTACATTCCCGCGGCGCGCGCGACCATCGGCGGCACGTTCCGGCATGCCCACGCCACTGCAGGCGGGGAGTTCGGTCCGTGGCAGGTGGACCCGAATCGACTGGTCAACGAGGGCCTGAACTACATCCTCAACACCGCACTTGGGGGCACCAGCCAGCAGACCGCCTTCTACCTGGCGCCATTCGCGGGCAACGTGACGCCGGCGGCGGACTGGAAGGGAGCCACCTTCAAGGACGTGGCCACCGAGTTCACGGCGTACACCAACACCAGCCGTCTGCCCTGGACCACCACACCCTCGACGGCTGAGGCGATTGGCAATAGCGCCGCCCTTGCCGCCGCGACGCTGGTCTACTCGGCAGGCGGGCCCTACAACCTCTACGGCATCGGCCTGCTGACGGGCTCGGCCAAGGGCGCTACGGCGAACATCCTGATCGCCGCCACCCGCTTCGCAACGCCGCGCACCAACCAGCTCGCCGGCGACAAGCTGGCGCTGGAATACGTGCTGTCGGCCAAGGACGAGGGCGACGTCACCTGATGAGCGGGCCGCGGTACAGCGGATGGACACCGATCGTGGTCGTTGGCGATCGGGAGGTTGCGGCCCAGCACGTCCCGGAAGCAAGGAAGCTGCTGGGCTTCGTGCTCGAAGAGGCCAAACGGAATGGCCTGGGGATCGCGAACCTGCGCCGGGAGCTGCAGGACGGCACGGTGCTGCTGGCCGAGAAGATCGGCGAGCTGCCACGCGTCACCATCATTGCCCCGGGGCCACCGCCGGTGGAGGAACCGCCAGAGCCCCGCGGCGGCTTCATCATCTGGCCACGATGGGACGTGCCCACCGGCGATCCCGCGCAGCGCGGGTCGCAGGTAGATCCGACAGGCAATGACCCCACCGGGTGGCTGGAGTTCGCCGGCAGTCATGTGGTCACCCGCTACTGGCGCCGATGGGACGTGGTCGACCAGATCCAGGGCGCACGCTACGAGAGCTACAACCGGTCGGATCTGTATCCCGATGGGTTGTACTTCTTCGGGAACATCGATTGGAAGGACGGCGAGGACCTGGCGCTGTCGTTCTACGGATTCTGCTCGAGGTACGTGCACGACGTTGCCTTGCTCGACATCGGCGCGCGCTGGGTGCTGCAGCAGGGCCAGGCCCTGTTCGATCGGATCTCCTACCGCGACGAGCTGCAGCAGGATCCCCCGGAATACCTGTCGTGGCGGATCAACTCCGCCTGCGTGCGCAAGACGTCGGCCGGAGCCCAGGAGCTGGTGGTGGCGTTCACCAACTACACCCAGGGCCAGCCCACCACCGCGCAGTCGGCGTTTGTGGCCTTCAGGTTGAATAGGAACGAGGGGACGCCGCAGAAGGGTGACTGGGTCATCGAGCCCGGCAGCCATCGACTGCTGGGAATGACACCTGGCCAGATCAACCCCGAAGGCAGCACGTCGGGAAACACCTTCACCGATTCAGCCATGCCCTGGTTCTTCAATGGCGATGGCACCCGAGCGATTCGGACCGTCAACAGCGAGCAGACGGCCGCTGTCGCGTTGGTCAACACCATGACCCAAGAGGTGGAGATCTCCGACAGCAGCATCACCCATACCGCGGTCCAGGCTGCCTACCTGCAGGGCAACTACGCGGGGAGCGGCGGCAACTTCGCCTTGGTCACCCCCACGCGTGGCCTGGTCGTGTCCGACTTCGCCGGCATGGAGCGGAAAGACGCCTACCTGGCGCTGCGGCGGAGCGAGGGGCGGTTTGCTGTGGAGGCCAACAACTACCAGGGAATGGTGCGCGTCTCCGTGGTGCTGGAGTTCGATGGCGGCGAGATCTCTCTGATCGATCGAGACTTCGCGGTGGGCAATGACCGCCAGGACTATCACCTGCTGGCGTACATGGACGTGCGCCACAACCTGTTCTCGGGATGGCGGATCCAGGGTGTCAACGGCGCCCACACGATCCAACCGTTTGCCTACATGGGTGGACGGATGGTGTATGGCCTGTCCGAGCCTGTGGCATGGGATCCGAGCTCCGGCACCGCTGCGCCTTTCCCGGGTCTGGATACCCGTGCGCCGGGCGCTGTCACCGATGGCCTGGTGTTTGGCAGCTACTGGGTCGGGGCCAGCGGATCCGGCTGGGGTCCACGCACACCGAATCAGATGGGTGTGATCTGGAACAAGCACCCGCGCGAGGGCCTGATTGCGTTCTGCGGTTCCGCGCTGCTGGTGCCGTTGATGATGGACCAGCAGGGCGTCTACGACTTCCTGGGTTTCCCCTGGGCCGGCGGCTGGAACTACAACAAGGGGCGCTACTGCGTCTCGATACCTGGCGCCTACACCGGCGCACTGAATTACCTGACGGGTCACGACCTGGGGGCGTTGCTCGGCGTTACCGCCGAGGACAGGCGCTTCTACCCGCTGACCGTCCTACCCAAGCCCATCTAGGAGCCTTCATGGCCGTGAACACTTCCACGGGGTTCGAGGCGTCGATCCTTGGCCCGTCGGCATTCGAGGGGATCTTCCGCGCCGGTTGCATCGAGATCCGCACCGGACCCCAGCCGGACACCGCAGATATGCCCGCCACCGGTGCCTTGCTGGCGCGAATCACCGTTGACGGCGGCATCTGGCAGCCAGGCGTTTCGGCCTATGGCCTGGGCTTCGTGCGCAACGGCCGCTACGTCTACAAGGATGCTGCCCAACGCTGGGTACTTCGCGGGCTCGCCGCGGGTACCGCGGGCTGGTTCCGCCTGGTCGGTAATGCGCCCGACGCCGGCGCAGTCTCCTTCGAATCTCCCCGCATCGATGGCGCGATCGGTCTGGACGACGACAGCCCAGGCGACTTCCAGATGCGCCTGCCCACCCTGGCCATGGCCACCGACACCAGCATCGAGATCGGTGAATGGTGGTTTGCGATCCCCCCACTCTGACGAAGGAACAGCACCATGATGATCTCCATCCCGCTCGCACAGGCCCTGCTTGGGCAGGTCAAGAATGCCCTCGACGGCGGCTTCCTCTACGTGTTCGCTGGGCCGGTACCGGCATCGGCCGACGATGCCCTGGATATGGTCGGCAGTCACACGCAGCTGGCGAAACTCTCGGTCAGCGGCGGCGGCCTGACCTTCTCCGCTCCTGTCGGCAATGTGCTGCCCAAGGCACCGAGCGAAGAGTGGGAAGGCCTGATCCAGTTTGAGGGTGCCAATGCCAGCGCCACGAGCCTTTCCCCATCGTTCTATCGCTTCTGCGCTGCAGCCGACGATGGCCGTGGTTCCACCACCGGCGTCCGCCTGCAGGGCACTGCGGGCGGGCCTGCCTCCAATGCGGCGGTGCTGTTCAGCAGCGATGTGATGACGGCCAATGGCAGCAACAGCACCGGCGTGAGCATCTTCAACGTGGTTGCCGACCAGGCCAGCTGACATGTTGTCCAAGCCGCCAGTCTCCAGGTACGTCCCGGCTCAGCCAGCGAAACCTGCGGTGCCGTATCGGGCTTCCTATACCGTCTGCGGCGCCTCGCCGGCCCAGGGCTACTGGCGGCAGGAGTGCAGCGAAGGCCGGATGCCGGCGCCACGCAATGGCGCGGTGCAGCTACCGAAGGGCGCAATGATCCTCGGCTACGAAGAGCAGAACGGGGTCACCTACGTGCGGTACCTGCTCTGCAGGAGCGTGTTCGTTCAGACCTCGCCGCCTGGCCCCGTCACCTGCACGACGTATCCGGAGCAGAAGGCGGAGCCTGCAGTGCCGGCCGTTCCGCCGCGAAGGGAATACCTCTCGGTCTTCGAGTGGGACGCCGGCGCCGACAGCGCGGACGAGCTCGATGGTGATGTCGTAATGCGGCTGACGATGAGTCGCGCCGTGGGTGTGGTGGTCGGGCTCGCCATACTGGACGAGGCGGAGCTGTCCGACCCTGCGCGGGTCCGACATGGGCTGTACTTCCATCAAAGCGAGGGAGGCCGCCTGCAGGCCTGCGTACTGGAGCGCGGGCGCCGCGTGTCGCCGATCCGGCTCTATGACCCCCAGGACCTCTGGGAGGTAATGCGCATCGGCGGCACCGTCCATTACCTGCACAACGGACAGCGCTTCTACATGTCGCAGCAAGCCAGCCACGGGCTCGTGGTCGTGGGTTGTGCGATCTACGCGACCGGAGATTTCATCGAATGACCATCGAGTTCCTGCCGCTGCAGCATGCGGAGATCGAGGGGCGTGGCCAGGTCACGTTGCCACTGAGGGCCTTGGGGGTCGGCTCTGGGGTCGGCGCCGCCGGCAGTGCCGTGCTGCGCCTGGGCTCGTCTGGACGGGGTCAGATCTACTTCGGCGGCGGCGTAGACCCGGTGGTACCCGCCAACGGTGCCGCCGCGCTGAACCTGGGCACGTCGGGGCAGGGCTACGGCCGAGACATCGGCGGCGGAGCCGCGGCGATCAGTGTGCGCGCTGCAGGCTTCCAGACGGCCCCCGGCCGTGGAGCGGGCGGCGCGCGCCTGGCGCTGTATGGCAGCGGTCGACAGGTCACCACGCCGCTTGCCTATGCAGGCCTGTCTGCCCGACCGCGCATGATCTCTGCGTTCGGCGGGCGCTGGTTTGCGTCGCCGCGTTCATCGCTGGCTATCGGCGAGACCCGAAGCAGCCTGCCAACGCACGTGCTTAACGAAGTGCTCTCCATCGACGAGACCCGGCGCAGCGCGCTCCTGGCCAGCTGCAGGACGGCGGACACGCTGAGCCTGGAAGACGCGGCAGCGGTGGTGTTCATGCTGCTGGTCGAAGAAGGGATTGCCTTCAGCCTGGATATTCGCGCTGACTCGATCAGGCTGGAGCGCGTCATCGAGCGCCTGCTGATGCTGGGGGCGGCCACGTCTTACGCCGATGCGTTGAACGCCCTGGTCGGCGGCCTGTGGTTCGGCGCCCTGACCGAGGCGCTGCGCACGGAGACGGTCACCGATGGACTGCTGGGCTCGGACCTTGTGGCCAGCCTACAGCGCGCGGCAGAGCGCGTGGTGGACGGCATGCTGGCTGATGCGGCGGCATTCGAAGCCGGTACCGGCGTTGTGATGGTGGATGAGCAGCTGCTCGTCGGCGCCGCCGGCGGCGCGACGGCCGAGCTGGCCCAGCTGCTGAAGGACGGGCTGGGATTCGTGACCCGCCTGGCGCTGGACACCGGCGAGTACGTGGCATGGGTCATGAACACCGAAAGCCGCGCGCTGAGCCGCTACACCCAGTACCCGTTCAACAGCTTCGCCAAGATCGGCGGTCGCTACTACGCCGCGGCTGCGGACGGCCTGCACCGGCTTGATGGCGATGACGACGACGGCACGCCGATTGCTGCGCGGCTGCGGCTGGGCCTTTCCGCATTGGGAACGCGCCGTCTGAAGCGGCTGCCCGAGGCGTTTGTCGGCTACACCGCCACCGGCACGCTGCTGCTGCATGTGATCACGGTCAACGAGCAGAGCGGCCAGAAGGAAGCGGCCATCTACCGGATCCTGGAGCGACCGGCATCGAGCGAGCGAGAAACCCGCTGGAAGCTGGGGAAGGGGATCAAGGCCGTCGACTTCGACTTCGTGATCGAGAACGTGGACGGCGCCGACTTCGAGCTCGCAGCCATCGACTTCAGGCCGATCTATCTTGATCGCCGGACCAGGGGATGACCATGGCAGGACCTTGCTTCTGGCGCGAGCCATTCAACCTTGTTCAGGACTGCGGCGAAGATCCGCAACCCAGCGACTGGATGCTGACCTTCAACAACGGAATGGTCGAAGCCGAAGAGGCATCCGAGCTCCCCGGATTCGCCGTAGGCACCGACTTCCTGCTGAAGATCGAGGGCGACGTGGACGGGCGCACCCTCGAGATGCGCTATCGCATCGACAGCGACCGCTATGCGCCCTACTACATGGGCGAACAGACCAGCTACAACGGCCCCGATGGGGCTGCCGCCGTGGCGACACAAGGTGCAAATCGTTGGGACGTAACGGTCTACGTCCTGTGGAGCTGATCGGAGAAGCATGAATGGCAACTACCTGGTGTCCTGACCTATCGGCTGATGCCGCGATCACCTTGGTTGGAAGCGCGCATGACAAGTTCATGGAGCTCGGAGCGACCACGTACAACATGGCCGTGTCCAACCTTCAGGGCCTCAACAGCGTTCGGCTGGATCCGATCGACTTCAACGTCGACTTCCGCTTTGCCGATCCGCAGGCCACGTTCCAGCGGCCGCGCCGCCCCGACCTGGATGAAGGGGCGCTGGAATTCCGCGCTCCTGATGTACCGCTGCCCAGCGCGCCAGGCTTCGTGGCGGCTCCGATCTCGATCAGCGAAGCGCCCGAGCTCGACGCTCAACCACCGACGCTCGCTTTCGGAGCGAAGCCGACCACGCCGAACGTGGTCGAGCCGACGCTACCTGTGGATCCGGCGCCGATTGTGCTGCCGGCGGAGCCGACCTACGTCTTGCCGCAGGTGCCGACGTTCGAGGCACTGAACCTGCCCGACGTGCCGAACATTGTCTTGCCGGAGTTCGAGGCGGAGAAGCCGATCTTCATCGAGCCGCCGTTCAACGAAACCTGGCAGTTCGAGGCCACCCCATATGTCAGCACGCTGGTGGACACGCTCACCGCCACGCTGAAGCCAATGATCGTCGGTAGCCAGGCCCTGCCAAGGATCATCGAGGACGCGATCTTCCAGCGCGCCCGCAGCCGCATCGAGCTGGACACCCAGCGGAACGTCGACCAGGCGGTTTCGGAGTTCGCCGCCCGTGGCTTTTCCGAGCCCCAGGGCATGCTGGCCGGGAGGATCCTGGAGGTCCGGCAAACCGGGCAGGGTGCCGTTGCCGAGGCCTCTCGTGATGCGGCGATCAAGCAGTTCGAAGAATCGCTGGCCAACCAGCGCATGGCCATTGCTCAGGGCGCGGCGCTGGAAGGGACGCTGGCGCAGCTGCACACCGACGAGCAGAAGCTGATGCTGCAGGCGGCGACGTTCCAGCGCGAAACCGTCATCGCCGTGCTGAATGCCAGGATCTCGGTCTTCAACGCTCGCCTGCAGGCCTACCAGACCGATGCCCAGGTGCTGCGCGATCGCATCCAGGCGGAGCTGGCCAAGGTCGAGGTGTTCCGGGCCCAGATCGAGGGGGAGCGGGCACGGGGCGAGATCAATGAGCAGCGGGTGCGCCTCTACGAGTCGCAGCTGCGCGGTGTAACCACCCTGGCCGACTTCTATCGCACCCGCGTCGAGGCGGTGAAGGTGCAGGCGGACATCAACCGTTTCGGCATCGACAAGTACCGCGCGCAGGTCGACGCCTATGAGGCGCGCTGGCGTGCCCACGTCGCCGAGTGGCAGGGCTATACGGCCAGCGTGGAGGGCGAGGGCAAACGGGCGGATCTGTACCGCACGCTGGTCGATGCCAACGCCAAACGTGTCGACGCCTGGGCGGCCAGCAACAACATGCAATTCGAGGCCGAGCGCCTGCGCATGGCCCAGCACGGGGTTGACCTGGACGTGTGGCGCGCCGGCATCACTCGTTGGGACGCGACGCTGAGCGGCGAGCGCGCTCGACTGGCTGCTGTCGGTCAGGCGTTCGACGCGAAGGCGCGGATCTACAGCGCCGACGCCGGTGTGGAGCAGGCGGCCTCGGCCGCGGCCGATCGCAGTTTCGAGCTCGGACTGGCACGGGAACGCGCAGACGTCGACGTACAGCTGCAGCAGGCCCAGATGCGCATCCAGCAAATGCTCGGCCTGCTGGCGCAGTCGGCGGAGATCCAGCGGGCAAAGGCGCAGATCTCCAGCCAGCTCGCCGCCAGCACGATGAGCGCCGTCAACTACGGGGCCAGCGTTTCCAGCGGCCGCAGCAAATCCAACTCCTGCTCGCAGAACTACAGCTTCCAGGGCGAGATCGCGGACGCCTGATCCGCCTCAACTTCATAAGGGGAATCGCATGGCCATCAACGATCGAGACGAACTGAACCCTGCCGGCGCCGCGCCCGGGCAGCCCCGCATTGCCGCCCGGCCGAGCCCCGGCACGGCCTTCGGCTCGGCGCTGCGCAGCGGTGTCGCGGGAACTGCCACGATGGCGCGGCAGGCCGCGGGCGCAGGCCTGCGCGCGGCCGGTACCGTCGCCGACGCAGTGACGGCACCAGGACGCGAAGCGGCCGGTTTCGTGCGAGATGCAGGCCGCGCAGCGGTCGGCGCGGCGCCGTCGCCACAACAGGGCCAGCCGTTGAGGGCGCCCAGCCAGCTCAATCCGATTGGGGGCGCCGCCAGAGCGCTCAACCGCATCGCACCGGCGAGGCTCGGCGGTGCCGCGAAGCCGAAACCGACGTTCGGCGCTGTGAGCTCGAGCGTTGATTCGACTGCAGGCCTCGCTGGTTCGCGCCTGACTGGGCGGCCGTCGATCGGGGCAGACTTCACCGGGGTCAGTTCCAGCGTGAGTTCCACGGCGCCCCTGGCGGGCGCTGCAGGTGCCGCAGCGCCCCGGGCGTCCACCGCCCCCGCAGCAGCTGCGCCGAGCACCTACACGACGCAGGATGGCCGCACTGCCACGTTGCCAGCGGGCATCACTCGCACCGTGGATGCCAACGGCAATTCGGTGTTCACCGGTTCCGCCGCAACCATCGCAGCCAGCGGTGGTGCTGCGGCCGCGCCGGCCGGTGGCACGCTGGCACCCATGGTGTCCCCCCTTGCGGCTGCACCTGCAGCGCCGACGGTGGTGGCTCCGCGGCCAACGCCGCAGATCGTGCAGCGCGGTCGCCAGGGCGGGATCATTGAGAACCCCGCCGACACCACGGTGGACAAGCTCACCCGAGCTATGGGCAGCGCCAGCCTGAAAGGCAGCCCGAGCGGCCGCGCCGCAGTAGCGCAGGCAATCCTGGGCGAGGCCGGCGCGCGCCAGGCCGAGCGCGCATCTGCGCTCCGCACGCAGGATGAGGCCGATCTTGCCGCTGGCCAGGTCAACGCGGTCGCGGCAGAGGGCGACGCCAACCGCGCGCTGCAGGCTGGTCAGTTCAACGCACAGATGCAGGACAACGCCGCCAACCGGCAGGCGTCGCTGGAAACCGCCCGCATTGCTCGCCGGCCGGAGATTTCGGTGGCGGCCGACGGCAGCATGGGTGTTGTAGGTGGCGACGGTAGTTGGCGGGCGGTAACAGGCGCCGACGGCAAGAACGTGCGCGCCGCCCAGGCGCCGCGTCAGACCGGGGAGCTCACCGATGCCGACCGCCTGAAGTCCTACACCGATCGATTCAACGCCATTTCCGGGAACGTCACGATGGACGAAGCCGCGAAGACGGCGGCCCTGGCCCAGCTCGATGCGGATCCACTGTATGCGGGGCTGCGCCCGCAAGAGGCCCCGCCCGTGGATGGAGCGCGTAAGGCACCAGACGGGAACTGGTACGTGCAGAACAAAGACGGAAGCTACTCGAAGGTGAATCTCTGATGGCAACGTTCGAAAAGGTCGATGGGAATCCCTTTGGCGCAGGAGCAGCACCAGCACCGGCACCAGCACCGGCCCCCACAGCCACCGACAAGGTTGCGCGCCGACCGACGCTGTCCCCCGTGCAGGGCGACCCGTTCCAGAAGGTGGCCAAGCGCCCGGAGCGATCCTGGGGTGAGGCGATCAAGGACACCGGGCTCGGCATTGCTTCCGGCGCCGCCAATATCCTCGGTGGCGCTGTGGAGCAGCGGAACTCCATGGAGCCGACCAACATCGTGCGGCAGGGCCTGCGCGCGCTGGACAGGTTGGGGGTCAAGGGCGCATCCGAGACCGTCGCGCTGGTACCAGGCACGCCATCCGAGATCTTCGGCGGGCGTCGGGCTGGCTCCGATAGCGCGGGCTTGTCGAAGGCAACGCAGCTGGCCACCGACTACCTCGGCGAGAGCCAGTCTGATGCGCTCAAGCAGGAGAAGCAGGACCTGCAGGACACCAAGGGCTTCTTCGCCAGTGCCGGCAAGGTGCTGTCCTCGCCGCGACTGATCGGCAATTTCCTGGCCGAGCAGGTGCCCAACGTTGCCGCGATGGGCGCCGGCACGCGCCTTGCGGCTGCGCGGGCGGGCGAACGAGCATTGGCGGGTGCGTTGGCCAAGGGTCTCGGTACCGAGGCCGCTGAAACGGCAGCCACCGCCGCTGGTCATCGCGCGGCGACTGCCGCTGCCACCGGCCTGACGACGATCATGGAGACAGCGTCGGCGGGCCAGCAAACCTACCAGCAGGCAATGGCGCAGCCGCAGTCGGTCTGGGATGCCAATCCGGAATACAAGCGCATGGTCGCCGCCGGCGGTGACCCGCAGACCGTCAAGGAAACCATCGCGCGCGGCGCATCGATGGAAGCGCAGGCGATCACCGCACCGATCGCGGCGATCGCCGGCCGCATTGCGGCGCCGTTCGAAGCCGACGTCTTCACCCGGGGCCTGGCGCGCAAGCCGAAGGCGATGCTCGCAGGTGCTGCGCGTGAGACCGTGGAGGAAGGCATCCAGGAGGGCGGCTCGCAGCTGGCCGGCAACCTTGGCCAGCGCCAGGTCGACCCGACCCAGGCAGCGTGGGAAGGTGTCCCTGAAGCGGCCGGTACCGGTGCGGCGATCGGCGGCCTGCTCGGTGGCGGCATGGCTGCCGGCGGCGCGATCGCCAGCCGCGGCGACAACCAGGCCGCAGTGGCAGCCGATGCGGAGCGGGAACGTCTGGCACGCCGGCCGACGCCGACGCCACCTCCGCTGCCGCCGCCGCCGATCCCCCAGATGCTGGCGCTTCCGCCGCCGGAAGTGATGACTGCTGCACCGGACGGCACTATCACGCCTGGCAGGGTCCGCCCGGAGGTCCTGGCCGAACCTGAGATGCGCTTTCCGCAGGGCCGCGGTATGTCCGCTCCCTTCGACGGGACTCGCGTCGCTGCGCGTCCGCAGCCGACGGTACCGTTCCCTGATGCAACTCCCGACTCGATCGCCGGCATCGCCAACCTGGTGTCCCAGGCCAGGCGGCCCACTGAGCCTGCGGATACAGCAACAGCTGCGGCAGCGCAGGCAGAACCGGTCGCCCCGCAAGCCCAGGAAGGCCAGGCGGCCCTGGCAACACCGGAAGTTCCGGCCGCGGCGGCGCCGCCGGCGCCTGCGGTCGCGCCGCCGTGGGTCGATGCCCAGACCGGTGAAGCGCTCCGAGAGCCGACCACGACGGACATCAAGCAGCTGCTGCACAGCGGCCTGCAGTACCAGGTCGAAACGCATGGCGGAATCAATACGCCGACCCTGCTGCGCTCCATGCGTGACCAGTACGGCCTGCCCACCGCCCGTGTGCGCCCGCTGCTGAACGAGGTAAAGGGCGAGCGTCGGCGCGGCCTCACTGAGCCGCCAGCCGATGCCGGCAACCTGGCAGCGAGTGAGGCCGCCGGCGCGGCATCGCCGGCGCAGCAGTCGCTGAGGGAGGCCGCACCGTCTGCAGATCTGCAGCTGGATGGTGCCGCGCCGACCGATCGATCCGTCCCGGAGCCACTGGCCAGCGAATTGCAGCGCGCACCCGGTGATGCGGCTGCGCAGTTGGACACCGGTTCGTCTCGCGCACCGGTCGCCGAGCCGCGTACAGCCGGCGCGACGGAGACAACCGGTGTGGCCGGGACCGCTCCGGAGCAGTCCGTGGCCGAGGCGAGCGCTGGCCAGGCCAACGTGCCCGCGCAGGCCGAAGTGCCGAAGGTGGCCACCGCGGCTGCTGAGGCGGCGACGAACCCGCAGAACGATCTGCCTGCGCCCACGGATGCACAGAAGGAAGCCGGCAACTACAAGAAGGGTCACGTCCGCATCAACGGCCACGACATCAGCATCGAGAACCCCGCCGGCAGCCAGCGGGATCCACGCTGGCCCGCGCTGAAGAACCACTACGGATACTTCAAGGGCACCGTCGGCAAGGACAAGGATCACGTCGACGTCTTCATGACCGACCGCGCTGAGGATCCGGCGCTGCCGGTGTACGTGGTCGACCAGGTCAACAAGGACGGCTCCTTCGATGAGCACAAGGTCATCATGGGCACCGCGTCGGAGCAGGAAGCCCGCGAGACCTACCTGGCCAACTACTCGAAGGGCTGGACGGGCCTCGGCGGCATCAAGGAAATGTCACAGGAGCAGTTCAAGGCCTGGGTGCGCGATCCGAAGAAGACCACGCGCCGCGTCACGAGGGCCCAGCAGGCGGAAGCGGCGCCGGCGCCGCAGGCCGCTGCGCCCGCAGGTGGAACGGGGCAGGGCGTAAGCACAGCAGCCGAAAACGTCGGTGCGCCGTCGGAAACCGGTGGTGGGTTGGCCAAGATCGAAAGTGAACCTGCAGCTGCAGCAGCTGCAGCACCGGCAACGACCGACCAGCCCCCGGCCTATACGCCCAAGGTGCGACGCATCGGTGGTTCTCCGCAGTACGACCGCGGCGACATTGGCACGCTCGGCGCCTACTTCACGCCCGGACGCGTCGTGAAAGCCTATGGCAACACCCGGGATCGAGTGATCGAGTTTCGACCGCCGGAGAAGGATCAGCGCTGGCAGGTGAAAGTTCAGCAGGTCGATTCCGCCGGCAACCCGCTGCCAGGCGAGAAGCCGCGCTGGCACAGCACCACCCCGTCGCCGAACGACCTCGAGCAAGTGCTCGGCAAGCCGATCGCAAAGGCCCGCAAGGCTGCCGCCCCCGCACAGGACAGCACCGCAGCAGCCGACGCTGCGCCTGCGCTGCCGCAAAAGCGGGCCGCCAGCCCGGCGGTGATCGAAGACCTGGGTGAGAAGCTGGGCGGTGCGCGCAAGGACCTGGCCAAGCCGACCGGTTCCCGGCCGCAGCGTCGGGCAGACCCCGACGGTGACCAGAACACCGGTGCAGCCTGGTCAAAGAAGTACGTCGCGATGGAAGACGCCCGCAGCCCGGGCAGCTGGCGCCTGTTCAAGGCGAAAAAGGTCCGCCTGGGCAACCCGTTGGCCAGCCGGCAGACCTTCGCCAGCCAGGCTGAGGCCGAAGCGGCAATCCCGATGGTCGAGCTGGCTCGCAATCACCGCGCCGTGGAGCGTGAGCCCGGCAACTGGGCGATCGCGCGCGACGTCACCGACCGCAAGCGCGTCTATCTCAAGGACGGCTTCGACAGCCGCGCGGCGGCGCTGCAGTACATGGCTGAGAACGCGCCAGCACTGATCGACACCAAGACCACCGTGGGCGAGGACGCTCTGCCGCGGCCGGACAAGGTCATGCGCATCGGTGAGGCGCGGCGCGAGGGCGATGTCCAGGGCCAACAGTTCATGGACACCTTCGGCTTCCGAGGCGTTGAGTTTGGCAAGTGGAACAACCAGGACGAGCGCCAGGAGGTGATGAATCACGCCTTCGACGCGTTGGTCGACCTGTCCGAGCTGCTGAACCTGCCCCCGCGCGCGATGAGCCTGGACGGCCAGATCGGCCTGGCGTTCGGTGCACGTGGCCACGGCCTCAGCGGCGCCCGCGCGCACTACGAGCGGGACTATGCGGTGATCAACCTGACCAAGCTCAAGGGTGCCGGTTCGCTGGCCCACGAGTGGATGCACGCCTTGGACCACTACCTCGGCCGGCAGGACGGCCGGGGGTCGGAACAGATCACCAACAGTCGCGGCGACAAGGTCATGAAGGCGTCGGGTGTTGACGACTACCTGAGCAATGCCAACCGATTCCGGGGGAACGTGCGTCCGGAGCTGCGTGCGGCGTTCCAGGAGCTGATGGACACCATGCGAACCCGTGCCGAGCAGTATGTCGAAGACACGGCGCGCGCTGAATCCTTCCTGGGCAAGGCCCGTGACCAGGTGCAGAAGCAACTGGGCGATCTGCGTGCCCACATCGAGAAGGAGCGGGCCTGGGGATCGCGGAAGCGACCGGCAACACAGCAGGAGCTGGCCACGTTCGACGCCGCAGCGGATCGGCTGCTCAACGGCGAGACGTTCAGCACCGATGCGAAGCCGACCAAGGGTGGCGGAGTACGGTTCACCAACGAAGAACTGGACGCGCTGGACGGCGTATTGAAGGCCGTTACAAACCGTACCGGCTTCAACTCCGAGCGCACCGGCTCGCTGGATCGATTGCGCGATGCGATGGGCATGTATCAGCGCCGGGTGGAGCTGTGGCAGTCGGCAGAAGCCGGCGAGGCGAAGACCAAGAACGTGCCGACCTCGTTCATTACCGAGGCCCGAAAGCTGGACGATGGTCGCGTGGGCAATTACTGGACCGCGCCGCACGAGCTCCTGGCACGTGCCTTCAGTTCCTACGTAGAGGACCGCCTGCAGGATACCGGCCGGGCCAGCGCTTTCATGTCCTTCGGTTCGGACCCGCGCTTCGCGGTGCCGGTCGGTACCGAGCTCGCTCGGCCGTTCCCCGGCGGCGCCGAGCGCCAGGCCATGAATGCCGCGTTCGACCGCTTCTTCGCCGAGGTCAAGCACGAAGAGACCCCGACCGGTGGTGTCCGGCTCTTCTCCCGCCGTGGCTGGGAGGCCGACTTCCCCGATGTCGTGACGGCTCACCGTCCCGGTCGCCTGAGCGCGCACGCGGATTACGCTGCAGCCAAAGCTGGCGACGACACTGCGGCCTTGCGCGTGGCGCGGGACGTCATCACCCCGGAGTTTGTCCAGGACGTGCGTGCTGCGCTACCGGAGGGCAGCAAGCCCCTGGTGGTGGCCGTGCAGTCCCAGGAAGCCACGGGTAACAACCGCATCCCGCGCATGGCCGCCGAGGTGCTGGCCCAGCGCCTGGGACTGCAGGTGTCCGAAGACATCGTCCAGGCCGCCAAGGTCAATCGTAGTGCCGGCGATGCCCTGCACCGGCTGGCCAACCAGCCCCCGTTTACCGGCAAGGTGGAGAAGGGCCGCGACTACGTCCTGATCGATGACACGCTGACCCAGGGAAGTACCCTGGCCCAGCTGAAGACCCACATCGAGGACAACGGCGGCAAGGTGGTGCTGGCCACGGCTTTGACCGGCAAGGACTATTCGCGGAAAATCGCCCTCAACTCCCAGAGCCTGGCCGACGTCCGTGAACGTTTCGGATCAATCGAACCCTGGTGGCGCGACCAGTTCGGCTACGGCTTCGAAGGCCTCACCGAGTCCGAAGCGCGCGCCATCCTCACCCTCGACAAGGGACGTCTCGATGCTGACGCCCTCCGAGATCGCGTCGCTGCAGGCCGAGTACCGGGCCTCCGGCCAGTGGGCGAAGGAGCAGCTGGCCAAGGATCCGGAGCTGAAGCACCTGGGCCCAGCGGGCGGGTAAACCGATCCGCTGCGCCTGCCGCCAGCGGCGGCCTGGACTTCGACCGCGCGCTGCAGCTCAAAACCGACCTGACCCGGCATTGGGGCGAAAACGCGCCCAGCGTGGTCGTGGTGCGCTCGGCCGAGGACTTCCCGGCCAGCGCCAAGGTAGATCCGGGCTATCGCCGCGCCGAGGGTATGTACGACGGTCGGCCCACGGTCTGGATCAACGCCGGCAACATCGCCACCGAGCAGCGCTTCGCGCAGGTGCTGGCGCACGAGGCAATCGGGCACTACGGCGTTGAGTCCGTGGTCGGTGCCAAGGACTGGACCCAGATCGTTGACGCGATCGACAAGCTGGCCGCCGACGGCACCGGTACCGCTGCGATGAAGTCGGTGCTGGCGGATGTGACCAAGCGCTACGGCACCGTCGATCGCGAGACCTTCGCCAAGGAAGCGATCGCCGTCATGGCAGAGCGGGGGATCCGCAACAGCTTCACCAGCCGCGTCGCCGCGGCGGTCCGCCGCTTCCTGCGCCGCGTCATGCCGTCGCTGAAGTGGTCCGAGACCGAGGTTCGGGACCTGTTGAGCCAGGCCGACGGCTTCCTGCGCGCCGGCATGTCGGCGCAGGCGCAGCGGGAAATGGTGCGGTCCTACTCGTTCGCACAACCGCAGATCGACGGCCGCGGCGAGGCCTTCCTTGAGCAGAACGGTGGTCGATTTCTCCGCCGCGACGATCAGTGGTACCTCGCCGACGAGCGGGGCCGCCCGGCTGACTTCCTGACCCTCGGCGCCGCGCGCGCTGAGGCCGAGCGCACCGGTGGCCAGGTGCTGGCCGATCCGGTTGGGAGTGGGCCGCGCACCTGGAGCGTGGTGCTGCCCAACGGTGCCGAGGTGACGCGGGCGGCCCGCGGCCGCCTCTTCAGCATGCCGCCGGCAGACGCGCTCGAGGACATCGATGCTATCCAGAGGGGAATTCAAGGCGAGGGTGTGTTGGAGCGTGCCCGGCAGAAGCTGGAGGACCTCAGCCTGAGCAAGGTGAAGGACTCGCTGCGGTCCACGTGGCTCGGTGCGTTGGCCACCCGCCACCTGACCGAGCTGGGGCGTGACTACTTCCCGACCATCGATCGCTATTCGGACTACCTGGCCGAGATGCAGGCCGACCGGAACAAGCTGCAGGCAGAGGCGGACACGATCGCCGAGGCGGCGCGCCAGTGGGCCAGCAAGAACAGGGCGGAAAGCCGGCGCCTGTTCGACCTCATGCACCAGGCCACCATGGACGGCGTAGATCCGTCGCGCGAGTACCAACCCCTACAGTTCAAGGCGCCAGGCGGGCAGGGGCTTCAGGAGGTCAACCGCAAGAACGTTCTACATGCGATCAAGGTGATCCAGCAGCAGATGAGGGAACGCAGCGGCGACACCAAGACAAACATGATGAATGAAGTGAAGACGCTGAAAGCAATGCTGAAGGTCGAACCACGCCGCCGCCGGCAGTATGTCCCCTTGGTCGAGCAGTGGTCACAGCTGACGCCAGAAGCCAAGTCGTTCTATCTGCAGTTCCGTGATGCTTATCGATCGAGGTCCGACGCGGTGGAAGAGGCCTTGATCCAACGCATCGAGGACCTGAAGGGGGGTGATCTGGTTGGAGGCCAGGTCATCAGCGACAGTAGCCGCCGCATGTTGGTGAACAAGATCCGCGAGCAGTTCGAATTTGCGCGGCTGCAAGGCGTCTACTTCCCCCTGCAGCGCTTCGGCAAGTTCTTCGTCGCAGCGGAGAAGGGCGGGACCAACACCTTCCTCATGTTCGAATCACAGAACGAGCTGGACCGAGCCGTGAAGGACCTCCAGGCCAAGGAGTGGGCCATCACCGCCCGGGGAATGAAGATGGAGGGCAGGGCGGCCGACGCACCGAGCGGCACCTTCGTTGCCGACGTGATCGACCAGCTGCGGACGGCGCATGTGTCCGATGCAGTCCAGGACCAGGTGTACCAGCTGTATCTGCAGACTATGCCGGAGCTGTCGATGCGCAAGCACCAGATCCACCGCAAGTCGGTGCCTGGCTTCGACCCTGATGCCGTGCGTGCCTTCGCCTACAACATGCAGCACGGGTCGCACCAGCTCGCCCGACTGCGATACGCCCACAAGCTGCAGGGGGTGCTGACCGACCTGAAGGACGCGCAGAAGAAGATTCAGGCAACCCCCAGCGTCGACACGCGAAAGATCGTGGCGGGCGACGCCCTCCTGGAAGAGCTGGGCAAGCGGCACGAATGGATCATGAATCCGACCGACTCGGCGCTGACCAACCTGATCTCGTCGTTCGGCTTTACCTACTACCTGGGCGCTACGCCGGCGGCGGCGCTGGTGAACGTGACCCAGACCGCCCTGGTCAGCTACCCCTACCTGGCCGCACGGCACGGCGGGGTCAAGGCTATGAACTACCTGCTGGCCGCCAGCCGCGACGCTGTGCGCACCGTGGGCAACATCCAGAGGACGCTGACCGACCCCGACGAGCTCCGCGCCTACCAGGCGCTTGAAGCCTCCGGTGCCATCGAGAAGACGCAGGCCCACAATCTCGCAGGCATCGCCGAAGGTGGCATGACGAGCTACAACCCAGCCTGGAGCAAGGCCATGGAGATCATCGGCTGGGGCTTCCACAAGACCGAGGTGGTCAACCGCGAGGCGACCGGCATGGCCGCCTACCGCCTGGCCCGTGCCGACGGCAAGTCATTCGACGAGGCGGTGAAGTTCGCCCGGGACGCCATCTTCGACACCCACTTCGACTACAGCAACGCCAACCGCGCCCGCTTCATGCAGAGCGGTACCGCCAAGGTGCTGCTGATGTTCCGGCAGTACAGCCTGAACATGACCTGGGCGCTCGGGCGCATGGTGTGGCAGGCCACCAAGGGGCAGGACCCCGAAGTGCGCCGGGTGGCACGTCGCAACTTGACCGGCCTGCTGGGCATGAGCGCACTGTTCTCCGGCGCCATGGGCCTGCCGATGATGGGCATGATCATGGGGGCGCTCAATGGCATCCAGGCCACCTTCGGGGATGACGACGAGCCGTGGGATGCAGAGACCGAGCTGCGGGCTTTCCTCACCGGCATGCTGGGGCAGGGCGGTGCGGATCTGCTGCTGCACGGGCCGGCCGACAAGCTGACCGGCGCCAACATTTCCGGCCGTGTCGGCCTGGACAGCCTGTGGATCCGCGACGCCGATCGCGAGCTCGACGGCCGCGGCATGTTCAACAACCTGCTCGAGCAGGCCGCAGGGCCAATGGGCGGTGTCCTGAAGAACGTGCTGGTTGGCAAGCAGCAGGTCGACGAGGGCAACATCATGCGCGGCGTGGAGACCATGCTGCCCAAGGGGCTCAAGGACATGATCAAGGCTGGCCGTTACGCCACCCAGGGCGTCAACACCCTGCGCGGCGATCCGGTCGTCGAGGACCTGTCGCCCTGGGAGATCCTGCTGCAGGCCAACGGCTTCGCCCCGGAGAAGGTGTCCAGGCAGTACGAGACCACCCGCGCGCTGAAGAACTACGAGCAGCACATCCTCGACCGCCGCAAGTCGCTGGTGAACGCCTTCGCCATGGCCCTGCGCAACGGCGACGCCAGCGACCGGGCTTCGGTGCTTAGCAAGATCGGCGCCTTCAACAAGGCCAATCCGGAGCTGGCGATCACCTCGAGCGGTCTGCAGCAGTCCATCAAGAACCGTGCCCGCTACAGCGCCAGGGCTGAGGCCGGCATCGTGCTCAACCCCAAGCTGGCCGCGCGGCTGAACAAGGCCGTGACGGAGTAATTGCGGGAACGCTGTAACCCCATCGGGCCTGACCGGATGAAAGCAATGTGAAGACGCCGGCGCTGGTGCCGGCGTTACCGATACAGGGGTCAGTAACCGATGGACAAGAAGGACTCGCAGCTGGTGGCCATTGGAGAAGGAAAGCAGGAGAACGGCCAGCCCATGGACAGTGGTGCTGGTTTTCTTTCCCCTGCAACAGGCTTGGAGGTGGGGCCCAAGGCATCGCGGGGGCGGCACTCTCGCCGCCAGACGCTGGAGAAGGGCATGGAAGATGAGCGCCATAAGGCTCAGGTGGTCTCGATGGAGGCCTTCAAGGCAGGCCGGGTGGGGCAGATCCCCCCGGAGTTGCTGGAGATGTACGACCAGCTGACCCGCGACCAGCACGCACTGGTGCGGACCTCGATCGTGCTCGTGGCGGCGCTGCGGAGGCGGCTGGGCCTGCCGGACCTCTAAGGTCCATGGGGCCGCTGCGGCGGCCTCTTCCGACCCCGCCCATTGATAACGTTCTGCGCAGTTCTTTGGGGAGAGGCGCAAATTACCGACGTCTTCCGGTCGTCCGTATAGGAAAACGCAAATTCGTCCAAATTGCTTGGATAAATGCGATATATACTTTAAAAACAATCAGTTAGCGATTCATTGTTGGCCTCATTCGTTACGTAATTTGTATAGTTTGGTATACAGGTGGAGTCTTTATGGAAAAATTTCGCTTGCATCCTCGCGCAGAGCGAATCTACGATCTCCACATCGCATACAGAGCCTCGCCCATGGCCAGTCCCGTCGAACAGTCGAAGCCCCTGACCCCTCCCTACGGGTCCTTCAAGACGCTTGTGAACTTCGCGAATGATGTGAGGGAGGGGGGGCATGTCCCGCTTCAGATCGACCGTTCTGTTATGCCGAAATTGTCTGGTTCGGCCCAGTTCGAGACCATCGCCGCGCTGCGCTTTCTCGGTCTGGTAGCCGGAGACAAGACCGTTAAGCCGACTACGCTGTTCGAAGCTTTCGTCATGGCGGCAGATGAGGATCGGCCTCAGATCATGCGTGACTTACTTCTGAAGTCGTATGACTTCCTGCTAGGCGTCCCGGGGCTCGACATCGAGCGCGCGAGTGGCCAGCAGGTCAATGACATCTTCAGGGAGCAAGGATTGGGAGGGAGCACGATCGGGCGCGCGATCAGTTTCTTTCTGGCCGCTGCGAAGGAGGCTGGTATCAAGGTCTCTCACAATGTGAAGCCGGTGAAAACAGCGTCGAGCAGTGGCAAATCAAAGCGGGAAAAAAAGGCTGAGGTGCCCAGTCCTGGTGATTCGGAGAAATCGGCGCCGAGCGACATCACTGAGCACCCGCCAGCCGGGACGCATCGATTTGAGATTCCGATTCCAGGCAAACCTAGCGTAACGGTCTGGGTGCCGGAAACGTTGGATGCCGATGACTGGGAGATGCTGACCAGCATGTTTGGGCTCTACGTCGCCCGTTGGAAGCGCTACCCGATGGCAAAACCTGAGGGCACCTGA